TAAACCTTCACTTAAACTAAGATGAATAATATGTTTGGCATCAATCGCTACTTCGTTTTGATTATTTTGAAAACGTGTTCCTGGACTGATTGGATAAGCACTAGCTTGCCCTCTAGCGGCTGCACCGCCAGCTACATAAGCAGTTCCTCTATTATTAGTGTTAACAGTATTAGGATTTATTGTAGTAACAACTAAGTCTTTAAAATTAGGATTCAAATCTCTAATAACATACTGTTCAGGCTTTTTGCCCTCACTTTCATTAACAATAATTTTAGTCAACTTGCCTGGATCAATATGAAACCATTTTTTAGTTTCAGGATCGCGTACAAAGATCTCGTCTCCATATTTGAAAACATTTCTTACAATACGAAATATTCTTGTATCAAATTTTTGTAATTTACACCAGTGTTGTAGATATTCTCTTAAAATTTGAATCTCAGAATTCGTAGCTTTATTTTTATAATAAAAATGAAACGGAGTTTGATTTTCCTTGTTTTTTTGACTACAAAATTCACTCAAGATGTCTAGAGCAGCATTTACTTCACTGTCCATGTCCATAGTATCATATTGAAGATAACGATCAATACGATTAGGAGCACCTGTATAAACATCTGGTAAAAAACTAGAATAATTAGTACGAGCTGGACCAGCACTACGTCCAGTAACACTCATAGGACTATAGTTACTAGCATCCTTACCTACCGGTACAGGGGTAAAATATTTTTTCCAACTCATCGATTATCTCACTTTATACTCTGGCGTAAACATCGTTACTGTTAGCCTTAGTTGCTTTAATTTGTCTGTTTCCAATCTCTTTTTGTACATCAATTAAAGAATTCACCTTACTATTTAATTGATTTAAGGCTGCTACTACATCGTTAAGAGTCGACTCTTTACTAGCCGTAACTGCTGGTTTAGCAGTGTCTGATTTCTTTTCTTCTGGTTTAGGTGTTACACCTCCTGCTGCTATTCCTTTCTTCATATCTTCAACATTTGGTGTAGTAGCTTTGGCTTCTGCTTCTTTCTTTTGTGCTGTTTGAACTATTTCGTCTGCTTTATATTTGATGTCCTGAGTAATTGGCATACCATATTGGTCAAATTTCAACGACTTTCGATCAATCTGTTTTAATGGTTCTGTTACTGGAGTTTTAGGCAATCCGGCAGATTTAGCTTCAGGTGATGGCAGCATACCAGTTATTTTTTGAAAATCCGATAATGCCTTAGTATCCCGAGCATTAGCTGACTTTTGATCAACGCCTGTATAATTACTGGTTTGATTTTGATTTGTTACTTCTTCTTTTTTAGCTGCAGTAGAACTAAATGTGACTAGTTCTCTTCTCATTTTTTCAACATTGAGACCTGCTGATTGCTGAAAAGCTTGAGCTTGATTTTTCATACCTTCGATGTTAACACCTCTGGCAAGGTTTTTCAACTGGTCTTCGGTCAATACAGCCTCTTTACCATGTAGCATGGCTAAAGTTCCGGTGCCAAAATCTTCAATTAGATTTCCTGTTTCGCCTATTGATCCGGTTTGTCGTTTTTTGGGAGCGTTGCCTGCTTGAACTGCTTTGTTAATTCCTTCCTCAGCAACATTTACTATTTTTTGAACATTACGTGCTGCTTCTTTTACAGTACTTTCACCAAAATATCTATCTTCTTCTTTAGTACCAATATCGCCCACTCCTCTTCTTGTGCCTTTTTCTTCTTTGCCTGCCTGTGCTCTGCCTTCTGCTGCTGAATCTCTAATACTTTGGCTTACACTCTTTCCTGTTCCTGCTACTCTGCTACTTAAATATGTTTGAGTAAACTCATACAGTCCAGGTCCTATTTGTCTGTTCAATGGAGTAAGTAAGCTATCTGTTAATGCTGCTGTGACATCTTTAGCTCTACTACCTAAGTTTATCATGGCAGCTGTAGCTCCACTGACCTGTTTACCTTCGGCATCCCTACCAGCAGCAGCATCAGCAGCACGTTTTTTAGCTTCAGTCATTAACTCTTCATCTGAAAGTTTACGAGCTTTGCCTTGACGAGCTTGTTCTTCATTTTCTTTTTTCAAAGCAGTGAATGAATCAAACAAACCCCTATTATTGGCCATTTGCTCCGTAAAAACTTTACCGGCAGTGGTCATATCTCCTGTTAACGCTAATTGAAGTTTGCTAACATCTTGACCGTTTCTAATAGCTTCTAGTTGTGCAGCTTTACTAGCTTTTCTTGCTTCTTCTTCTTCGCCTCGCTGTGTTGCTAGTGCTGCTCGTTGTGTTTCTCTTCCTTCTTTGCCTGTTAGCGCAACTTGGGTAGCTGCTTCTTTACTAACAACTTGTCCTAAGGCAAATGTTTCTTTGAATACTTGCCCCTGTCCTCTAAGTTGTGCTTCATTATATTGTTCTGCGAATAACTTTCTAGCTTTAGCTTCTGCTTCTGGTCCTTCTTTTGCTCCAATTAATCTAAATTTTGCTTCTACCTGCATGTCTGCTTGAGCCTTTTTCATGTTTTCCATTTGCTCTTCGCGACTTTTACCTGTTAGCTTGGCCATTAGATCCATTTCAGTGGCTAGCTTTTGTGCTGAATCGATTGCTTCTTGATCTCGTTCTTTGCCATCTGCCATACTGGTTCTCATAAAACCAATTTGTAAAGCTAGTACATCATTTAATTCTTTATTAGTATATCCAGCTTGACGCAGTGTATCAATGAAAGGGCTTTCCATCAACCCTTTACTTAATTTGGCAAACTGTTCTGCTCCTCTTGTTACATTACCACCTAATCCTGTAAAATTGGCAGCATTGTTTTTCATAATGTCTGCGAATTCCTCTATCTCCAATCTCATATTTTTGCTGGCCACAGTCATGCCAACAATATCATTACTAAAACTGGCGCCAGTCTTACTTAAAGTTCTAAAGGTATCTAAACTAGGCTGAACAGCGGCCTGTAAAAAATCAAATCCTTCTTTAGCTTTTCCTAATACACCTGTTACTCCTTCCATTGCTTTTGAAGCGACACCAGTAGCTGCTTCAAAAGCTTTCGCTCCAGGTGACGAAGCAGCAGTCGTAGCAGTAGGAGCTGAAACATTTTTTCCAGCATTAGCCTTTTGTAATGCTATAAGCTCTTGTAAGAGTTCTTCTGTAGATTTTGCCATAAAAATTTAGTCCAAAAAATGCGCATATAAATATCTATACTATATTTATCGGATAGAAAATGAGCCAATATAACCCTTTGCAAAAGTATTTTAGACAGCCTAAAGTATTTTTAAACCTTCCTAGTAAAGGTTTATACTACGAATCAGGTACCTTGACAGGCGATTATAACAGTGTACCTGTGTTTGCTATGAGCGGAATGGATGAGATTATTTTTAAAACTCCTGATGCTTTGTTCAGCGGAGAAGCAACTATTCGTGTAATAGAAAGCTGTGTTCCATATATCAAAAAAGCTGGAAAAATACCTAGCATAGATATTGATTCTATTATTATAGCAATCAGAATAGCCACATACGGCGAAACTCTTAATTTAGAAAAAGAGTGTGAAAATTGTGGATCAGATAACAATTACGACATTCAATTACCAAAGATATTAGATCACTTATCTACTTTGAAGTTTGAAAATCAAATTAAATTGAATAATGATATATCTTTAAAAATAAGGCCACTGAACTACAGCGAAACTTCCCATTATAGTATGGAAAACTTTAAGCTACAAAAGAAATTAATGCAGATAGCTGATCTGTCCGTCGAAGATCAACAAAAAACTTTAGATGAAATATATAAAGATCTAGCAGATTTACAGTTAGATTTTTTCTTAAGCAGTATAGAATCAGTTCAACTTACAGACGAGACCATAGTAGACAAGCAGCTTATTTCAGATTGGTTAAAGAACAGTGAAAGAGATCTATTTTCAACACTTAAAGAAAAGATCGAAAATAATAAAGATCAGTGGCAGATACCCCCGCAGCCAACAGTTTGCGGCAGTTGTAATCATAAATCTAGTTTAGAAATTTTATTGGATCAATCAAGTTTTTTCGCCTAACCTTATTGTCCTTGCCTAACTCTGATATAGAGGATTATCTAAAAACATTAGACGATCAAGCGCGGGGAATCAAAGAAGAAATATTTAGACTAGCTTGGTATATGCGCGGCGGTGTTACTAGTCAAGATCTTTTTCATAACTATAGCTTTGAAGATAGAAGCATTATCTCTGTTATTATCAAAGAAAACATTGAATTGACTAAGAAAAGTGGAATGCCCTTGCTTTAAGCAGCCGTTGGCTTTTGATTTTTCTTTTCCCAAGCTGCTTGAGTATCTTTAGTAGATCCTCTGCGATCTCCGCCAGCAGGAACAACTTCCTTGTCAGGCTCATACAATTCTATTGGTGGCTTTCCTGGTCGTTGCGGAATTCCTGAGAGCGGATCTTTTTGTCCTCTTTTTTGTGCCTGGTTTCTTGCTGATATAACACCTATGTTATCTAGTGCTCTTGGATCTAAATATCCATCAGCATCGGTAACAGGAACTCCGCCTACATACACATCTTTTCCTCTGGTATATCTAATAGAAGAATCTCTGTAATCAGAAGCCGGTGGAGGAAGTGCTCTATCAGATTCTTGGCCTCCTTGCCCTGAAGGTCCAACAATTTTATCTCTCTTCTCGTCTGCTTTTTCATAACTGGTCTTGCCAGTAAATGCTTTACTTAGAGCATTAGCAGCAGTGTCTCCAAATTTACCAAATAGTCTAATTGGTTCCATAAAGATACTGTTAATAATCCAGTCACGTCCGGCACTACTGCCTAACCATGCTTGAAAAGCAGCTACACCTGCTTCAGTAGCCAGCATAGCAGCAACACTGACACCTGCTGTAACCGGAGCACTAGCAAATGCTCCAATTCGTTTAATCCAATTAACTAATAAAACACCTTTAACAAATCTTAATATCCACGGTGTAACTATAGGAATCAACACTTGTATCTGAAATGTTCCAAATGCTAATTCTCTAAGCTGCTCGTATCCTGCTTTGGTCATAGGAGCACTAGTACCATCGCTTTTAGGTAAAGGTTTTCCTGTAGTATACCACTCTTCTAATTCATCTAATGTAGCATATAATTCGTATACTGCTGTAGTGAGACCTACTAATCTAAAAAGCCATTTTAATCTAGTAGCGAATCTTCCATTATAAACTTTCTCTGCTCGATCCATCCTAGTTTTACTAGCTTTGGCTCTCTTAGTAAACCAGTCTAGTAGTTTCATTTCAGAACTAGCACGTTTAGGAACACCAGAACCTGGCTTCGGTGTTGTACTCGGAGGAGAAGCTGGTACTACTGGAGGTTTTTTAGGTCTTTTTCTAAAAGGTGCTTTAGGTGTAGGACTAGAAGGAGTACTAGGACTAGTAGGAGAGCTAGGTGTTTTTTCTAGAATAATATCAAGAACTTTCATAATATGTATTTATTAGAGATGAACTGCGTTCATCTGCTCTTCGCTTATGCTCGAGCATTTTTTTAGTTATAATCAGTGCGAAGCACTTAGATATTATCCAGATTGTTCAGTCACACTTAGCCCGTTTCCGGGCTAAAAAATAACATTATCCGAGTTGCACAATGTCACACAGCGTTATGGCATTACAGAGGCGGTCGTCCGGTACCTCGAGCCACGTCTTTATTACGACGGCGGTTAACAAAAATACGCTATCATCTTTGTTAACGTAGGGGTTTTCTCCCTTCTTTTAGCCTTTGATAGAAATCTTAAACAGCAAAATCAGTTGTATGGGAAGGCATATCTGATCATCATCCTCTTTCAGGGTAGTTGCTGAGTGCTCATTACAGCGATGAGACTTCTGTCCAGGCGTAGTTAAACCCCTTGTCATAGGCGCACGATATAAGCCTGCGCTAGCTATTACTGTTAAATTTGTATGTTTCTTCTGGCCATTTCCACTACAAACATGTGTGCTGTAGCTTCGTCTTTCCAGTTTTTTACTGCCCAGATGATATAATCATCTGGTATTTCCTTCATAAATCTGCCTTTATATTTGCCCCAGGGCATTTTAGTTAATGCGTATTCGTTTTTATTTGTAGCTGTGATTTTCATAATTTGCCTTTGATGTGTGAGCCATGGACACGAACACTGATCTGACCATTGTAGTATTCATTAGATTCCAGTACTCGTCTTGTGAATTGTTCTTTTGCCTCGATGTAACTACACTCTGCCTTACTTTTGCAGTAATAAAGTATCTCTCTGTGAAATTTGTCTGTGCCTAATTGTGTTACATCTCTGTTGAGTTCGTCGTTGGAGCCGTAGTATGTTTGCCAGTCTGAGTCTATTTTTGACTTAATTCGTTTCTTTTTCTTTGTGCCGTTTTTTAATTTTACTACTTTATATGTGGTTTTACTAAATTTTGCCAGTTTTTTGCCTATATACATTCGTCCGGTCGTAATATTGGTTATACAATATACAAATCCAATACAATCTTCAGGAAGTTCTGTTATCAGTTGATTCTGGTGGTACCACGACATCAACTTGTTTAGTCTTTTTTAATTCTGCCTTACGTCGATTTGATTCAAAGTAGCCTGGACTTGATTGACTAGGTTTTTCGTGCCTTACTTTCATTATTTCTGCCCTACGTTTACGTGCCAATATTCGCATTTCTGCCAATAGGTTTCTACATTTTATACCAGATGTGTGTGTTTGTTTTCTTTCCCATTCTTGATTAGCTTCAAAATATTGTCTAAACAAGTGTACTAGTTGTTCGTGCGTGTCCATTAATCAGTGATATCTAAGTCTGTACTATAACTAGTGAACCCATTTTCCTTAATTACCTTAAGGACGTTGTTTACACGACCGATAAGTTCATCTTTATGGCTAATCAAATAGATATTTTTACTACGTTCTCGTGCCATTTTCTTTAAAACACTAAGAGCATTCTCCACACCGCTAGCATCTAACCCGTTATCTATAAGCTCATCTACAAATAATAGATTGATATTTTGGTACAAGCTTTCCCATACATCTCTAAAACTCCAACTTAACCCAAGTATTAATCGATTACGCTCGCCTCGACTTAAATTATCAAAATCTAAGTCTTGACCCAGCTGTGTAATTTCTACATTTAAGTCGTTTAAGAATGTAACTTGATGTGGCAAGCCCATTTTATCGAGATAGTAAGTTAGTCTGCTATTTAAATAGCTTAAATTTTGATCAATAATTTTCTTTCTAATAAAGCTATCTTTATTTGTTAATAGTTTTAATAAGAATTCCTGATGATCCTTAACAGCAGATAATTCATTTACAGTGTCCCAACTAATTTCTTGAAGTGCTGTATTTTTAAGTTCTTCAATTTGCTCAGTGTAAGGATCTATTTCTTGTTGTCGTTTACCTAAGGCGTCTTCTAGACTAGCTAAATTGTTTTGATGTCTTAATGCTTCTTCCAGACTATCGTAGAAAGTAGTAGGTCTGCCATTAATATCACCGATGTCTTCTAGTTCTTGTATCACAGTAGCATAGCTATCGCTGACTCCTTGTAAAAATATATAGGAATCATCTAGATTTTTCTTAGCCACAGTAATCATTTCTTCATGTTTATCTGTATGTAAGCCTTGTTCACAAGCAGGACATTTGTTATCTGCTAGCTTTTCTAATTCTTTTTTATATTTGTTTACTGTTTTGTCGGCCTGCATTACACTGGTTTCAAGTGTAGCCTTTTGTTTGTGTAGAGCTTTAATCTTTGCGCTTAGTTCGTCATAGGTTTTTAGTTTAGCATGTTGCTCTAGTTCTTTTTCTATATCAACACTTTGTAGTTCTATGATCTTTTCGGCTAGTTTGAGACAATCTTGTTCTTGTTGATTATACCAAGCACTTTTTTTAATTTCTAAACCATCGATACTTTGTTGTATTTTCTCGTTAGACTTCTTTGCTGCTTCGATATTAGCAGATTCTTGTTGGATCTGATCCTTAGATATGCGTATCAGTTCTTTAAGAGTCTCGGCTTTTTCACTTAATAAAGTTATACCTAGCAGTTGTTCAATAATCTCACGTTGCTCATTCGCTCGCATACTGAGAAATGGCTCAGTATACGTGTTAAGAGCCACTATGTGTTTGAACATATCGTGACTCATACCAAGTATATCTGCTAGATCCTTTTGTGTTTCTCTAACATCGCCTTGACTATCATCGGTTTCGTTGTTTTCCTGCTCTATATCATTAACATAGAACTTTAATATGTTGGGTTTACGACCTCGTTCGATACGATAATCCTGCCCATCTTTTTCAAACGCTAATGTAACCAACATATTTTTATTATTAATTTTGTTGATTAGATTATCTTTTTTAATATTTGTCAGAGCTTGTCCAAATAATCCATAACTAAGGGCATTTACAATAGTAGTTTTACCAGTACCGTTGCGACTGCCATTGTCGTCGCCACCCATATCTAAGTTTTCGCCTAGTACAAGTGTTAAATGTTCTCTAGTAAAATCTACAGCTTGAGTCTGGTTACCCACACTCATAAAATTTTTAACTGTTAGTGTTTTTAATCTTATCATAAATTGTTATAAATTGACAGTAGAACTTTTTTATCGTAGGTATCGCTATCTATATTGACCAGCTGATTCGTTACAATTTGGTCTACACTTTCAAATTCTTGTATTTCAATATTGCTGATTATCTCTACTTCCTTTTTTTCTGGAACAAGTGTTAGTTCTCTAATAGGATAATCGCCCATAAATTTTTCTTTAATAAAATTTGCTTCTTCGTAGCTAATATCTATATCTAAGCTCACACGAAGATGTGTTTTAGGTAGTATAATATCATTAGCGCGATCAATCAACTCGCTAAGTTTAGTAGTTCTGTAAGTAGGTTGTCCGGGCCAAGTGTGATATTCTGGTTTTTTACCCCATTCTAAAATCATCATTCCTCGATCGTTATCCCAATTGTCTGAATAGTTGTGCGGGAAACAATTACCAATGTATACCATATTACCGCGTTGTTGTCTTTTGTGAAAGTGACCGCTGAATCCTAGCTCGTAATTGGCAAAATGATTAAGTTGTATCTCTCCATGATCAGGCATTTGAACCATAGCATTCATATAAAAGCTAGGCAGTTCAAAATGCCCAAATATATATTGACCTTTTTGTTTTGAAATAGCTTTCCATTCATCTCCAATTAACCAAGGACATAATGTTACGTCGTCTATGGTCGTGGGATGATGTACGACTGTGACTCCTGGAATATATTTTCCAAACTCCACTGAGTGTATATCTCGTTTATCTTTATAATATAGATCATGATTGCCAGGAAAAAAGAAAAACTGATCAAAGCTACTACCAAGTTTCTCCAAAGCTCTGAGAGAGAAATCCATAGTAGTAATATTAAGACTATTACGATTATGATGCCAATCACCGAGAAAAATTCCAGTATCACATCCTTCCTCCTTTGCCTTAGCAATATACCAGTCAACAAAGTCTTCACAGTCTTGATTGTGTGTTTGACTATTAGATTTTAAACCGAAGTGAATGTCAGTTAAGCAGGCTACTTTTTTAAAAAGGCCCATAAATGTCCTTTCCTATAATTTGCTGTACTTCTGACATTAGGGTATTCTCCATTTGACAAATCCAGTTGTCATCTTCAGTCATTCTAGTGAATACAAGTTTCAAATAGTGTCCTTCGCCTACCTTCACTGTTACATATGTTATCATTCGTCATACCCTTCGTTTCGTCTAAGTGCCGCCACATATTCTCCTTGCCCAGTTCTACTATAACTTGGATTCATGCCATTCATTTCTAGCAAGTCGTCTCTTATTACTTGATTGCGTTTTTCAATATTGATAATGCGTACAAAACTATTAGTTACAGCAGCAGTAAAGTACGCAAAAGGATTGTCTGATTTTGATTCATCGAATTGTAATCCAATTTGTGTTAATTGTAAAATAGCCTGTCCACGCATTTCGTCGTTATAGGTATAACCTCTAACATTACCTCTAGTAGCATATCTTTCACAAAGTTTAATATACATTTTAGCTAGAGTGTTAGTAATTTGACCGTGATCTTTACTAAATTTTCCTTTGTCTACAGACCCTCGCCAATGACTTTTGCCTACACAAACTAATACATCATCTTCATTAAATTTATAATGTTGGAATGGAGGAAAGTTAACTTTGTCGCGTCCATCTGCTGTAGTTTTTGGATTCTTTTTTCGTGTAGTGTTTAATGGTATATGATCAAAAGTCATTATTCGGAAAATTAAATCCGATTTAGGAATCTTTTTATAGTCCACTTCGCATTCAGCTAATTTGACTTTTTCTCCAGCTTGCTTACGTGCTTCATAAGCTTGTACACTGAGTCGTTTGGCATGAGCACGTTTAGCATCGGCTATAGTTCTTATATTAATTTTGTCAATATTAGGCAAAATAACATCATAGCGATGATATTCTGGTTTGGTAAATGAGCAATAAGTGTTTTTTGATTTGTGTATTTCTTCTAGTAAGTCTTTGTTGTTTAAGTAATTAACTTTCATTTGCACCTCGTTGTTAAATTGTAAACTACGCACTTTATTTTGTCAACTAAATAATGAATAAAGGAAACCAAAATGCCTAATTTATTTGATACATTTTCATCTACCGCATCTACAGTGGTTAAAAATCTTACTGGAGGAATAGGATCTAATCCAAACAATTTAGGTTCCGCGTTAGGTACAGCAGGTAAACTATCTGGGGCACTGAATAACCTGTCTGATCCTGGTAAATTGCTATCAAGTTTAAGAAGTTTAAATCTACCAGTTGGCGGTAATACATCTAATCCATTAGGTAACACCGGAGCCACTTGGGGCGGCACTGAAGTAGACAAGGACTGGCGTGTACGATTAAGTTTGCCCAATGTCGGAGTGTTTAAAAACAGTTATGTTTTACAACCACTAATCAATGCCGGAGGAATGATTTTTCCTTACACTCCCGCAATCAGTATATCAAGTAGTGCCGCGTACGATGAGCAAAGTATCGTTCATCAAAATTTTCAATTTATTACTTATCAAAATAGTAAAGTTGACAGAATTCAAATCACAGCTCCTTTTTTTGTAGAAGATGCTGTTCAAGCACAATACTGGTTGGCTGCTGTACATTATTTTAGATCCGTTACCAAAATGTTTACAGGATTTGATACCGGAGCAGAACAAGGCAATCCTCCTGTGATAGTATATTTAAATGGATACGGAGATTTTGTTTTTAAAAATATTCCTGTAGTAGTTAATAGTTTTACAGTCGATCTAGGTGCCGATACAAATTATATTTCGACAAGTATGAGAAAAGATGTAGGACGTCCAGCAGGCCCAACAGCAGCAGCTCCAGTGGCACAGTCAGGCGGATTTTTAAGTCTAGCAGGAGCAGCTTTACAAGCGGGCGGATTACAAAATGCCGGAGCATTTATTAGCGGATTAGATAGTAAAAATAAAGCAGGATCTCCAGCACAATCTTCTCAAACTCAGGCTATGAAGGGAGACAGTCATGTGCCTGTTAAAAGTAGTTTTACAATTACATTACAACCAATTTATAGTAGACAGGCAATACGACAGTTTAGTTTACAAGCGTTTGTTCAAGGTGCTTATGTAGATAATAAGATAGGATATCAATAATGGCGGCCTATAAACCTTCGAGTCCTTGGAAAGACACACCAATTGAAAATAATTATCTAACTGTATTAAGAATTAGACCAGTTAGTTCTGAAGCTGACGATTTTCTTTATACTATCGAACCTCAATATACATACAGACCCGATTTGTTAGCATTTGACCTGTATGGAGATCCTAAGCTATGGTGGGTCTTTACACAAAGAAATTTAGATACTATACAAGATCCTATCTATGACTTCGTTGCGGGAACAAAAATATACATACCTAAAGGCAACAGTCTAAAACAGATACTAGGATTATAATATGGTAGATTTTGCTAAAGAATTTAAAGCTGGAGCTACATCTGCTTCAGAAAAAATATCAAAAACAGTTACAGGTATAGTACAAAAAAACGGAGGTTCTGCTGTAGGCCCTGCGTTAGATGAATTAAAAAAAGCAGTTGTAGGCGGAGGACTGTTACCAGATCTTTCTTCTTTTAGTATTCCGGGATTAGATTTTAGTTCAGCGACTTTTAATAGTGTAGCACAAAGTCAACAAGATATTGCTGTAGCAGCACAAGTGGATCAAGGGCAGACTAAAGTTGCTCCTCCTCCTAATTTTAAACCTCCTCTACCAAATCAGTTAAGTCAATACGTATCAGTTAATGCGCTTTTTACTTTAAGTGTGTTAAGTGACGAAGCAATTAATTTTCCAGATTTAACATACAAAAAAGGACAGCTTGGTCCTATTATTTTAAAATCAGCAAATAATATTTCTCCTGAAGGATTAATTAAGACAGCATTTGGATCTTATAATTTTTTCCTTGATAATTTTAAGTTAACAACTATTATGGGATTAAATGAAGCTACAGGTGTCACTAATGCTTCTAATATAACTTTCACTGTAACAGAACCTTATAGCATGGGTTTATTTTTTCAATCTTTACAAGTAGGTGCTTTAGAAGCCGGACATGAAAATTATACACAAGTACCATTGTTGTTAACCATAGAATGGAGAGGTTGGACAGATATAGATAAAGAAAATCCTGTGGTAGTAAGACAAATACCTCTTAAAATAAGAGAACTAGGCATGACTGTTACAGGCAAAGGGTGTGAATATAATGTAGAAGCATATCCTTGGAATGAACAAGGTATGTCAAAAACTTTTAACGAAATTAAGAGCGATGTAGGTATAGAATGTGATAAAGGTGGCCCTTATACTATTCAAAATTTATTACAGACTGGAGCAAATAGTTTACAAGCAGTATTAAACAAGCGTTTACAAGAAGCAAAAAAAGCAGGAAAAGTTGAAGTACCAGATGAAATTTTGATTTTATTTCCTAAGGATACAGCGTCAGATCCTGGATCAAACAAAACTGTGACTAGTAATGAACTTTCGGAAAAGACAGCGACTGCTACTCCTAATGTTGGAAGTGCTGCTGCTTTTTACGGAAAATTAGGTGTTAGTCAAGGTGCTAATTCTACTAAAGTTCAAGGAATTGACAAATCTGCTGTAAACATTATAGGACAATCATTGTTAGGTTTTAGCGAAAAAATTAAGGGAGAAACACCATTTGCTAAAGATGCTGATAGTTATGATAAAGAGAAGGGAATAGTAAAAATAGGATCTGTTACTATAGATTTGAATAATTCTAAGTTCCATTTTCAGCAAGGTGCTCTTATTACCGATGTGATTACTAATGTTATTTTAAACAGTGACTACGGCAGAAATGCTTTAAACGAAGCGCAATTAACACCTACAGGTAATATAGTTTGGTTTAGGATAGAAACACAGGCTTATAATATTCCGCAAGAAGATGGAAAAACAGGAACTAAACCTAAGTGTATAGTGTTCAGAGTAGTTCCTTATCAAGTTAATAGTTCAAGATTTATGCCGCCAGATTCTAAAGCCAAAGGTTATGATCAATTAAAAAAACAGGCAGTAAAAGAATACAACTATATCTATACAGGACAAAACACAGAAATTTTAAATTTTAATATTGATTTCAAAGCAGGATTTTACACAGCTTTGTTTTCTGGTACTAGCACCGAAGGCGATCGTTTAAAAGATCAAACAGGACAATCCACTGATACAGAAGCCAGAGACCAAACTGTTGGATCTACTCCGTCTGGTGGTTTACAAAATGCTGCTGCTACCTTTCAAAAAGGGTTAGCAGGCGGCAGCAATGCTCAACCTGAAAATCCTACACAAGTTAGGAATGATGTTATAAAATCTAAAACAGCTAACAAAGGCGGAGCTTCTGCGTTTGACGATAAGGCCACAGTAGTAGCTAGACAGTTTCATGATGTTATCACAGCTCAAGCTGACATGATTAATTTAGATTTAGAGATATTAGGCGATCCGTATTATATTGCTGATAGTGGCATGGGAAATTATAGTGCTAAAGAAGTAAATGGATACGATAATATTACTAGCGATGGTTCTATTAACTATCAAAATGGTGAAGTAGTTGTAGAAGTTAATTTTAGAACACCAATAGATATTGATTTAGAAAAAGGTTCATGGGATTTTAGAGACACAGAACCAGTAGCACAATTTAGCGGTTTATTTAGAGTGCTTAGTGTTGATAGTTCGATAGTTAGAAATAAATTTACTCAAACTTTACATCTTGTAAGATTGCCTGGACAAGATGTAAAACTTAAAGAAAAACCAGCTGGCTCCTTAATAGGACAAAAAAATGAAGGTACAGATTTTGTACAGAAAACTAATAGCAGCATAATTAGTGCTATTACTGGTGGAAGTGTTCAAAACAATAATGTTAATACTTCTCCGCCTAATACTGGATTACCAGGCGTAATTAATTCTGGAGGATTTACAGCGTAATGGCTATTGAAAGCAGACCACAAGCAGGTAGTACACCAGTAGACCCTGGTCCTTTTTTGGCTAAAGTTGTAAGCCATCTCGATCCAACCTATATGGGCGGATTAGAAGTTCAGATTCTAAGGGAGGTCACAGGGGATGTAAATTCAGATGGGCAATTAACTACTGTAAAATATCTTAATCCTTTCTATGGTGTTACTGGCGCGGAACATGTAACTGACACAGACGATTTTCAAAATACACAAAAAAGTTATGGTATGTGGTTTGTTCCTCCAGATGTAGGAACCTTAGTAGTAGTAATTTTTATTGGCGGCGATCCCCGTAAAGGTTATTGGATAGGTTGTGTACAAGACGAGGGTATGAATTTCATGGTCCCAGGCTTAGCCGCCACGGAATTTGTAGTAGGTGATACCAAAACAGAAGATAGCGAAAGAGTACCAGTTGCCGAGTATAATAAAGTAGCCAACGAAAATACAGGAGATCCTACAAAAAGACCTAAACCTCAACATCCTATAACAGAATTTTTAGTTAAGCAAGGATTAATTTTAGATGATACTAGGGGTATCACAACTAGCTCAGCAAGAAGAGAAATCCCAAGTGCTGTGTTTGGTATTAGTACACCAGGTCCAGTTGATAAAAATGGAAAGCGTGGCAAGATAGGTAAAGCTGAACACTTAATTGACGGCGCCTTTGTAAGTAGATTAGGCGGGTCTACATTTGTTATGGACGACGGCAATGACAAATTTATTAGAAAAACTCCTGCTTCAGACGGTCCTCCAGAATACAGTAATTTATTGAACGGTGAAACTGATGGTGACAATACTATACCCCATAATGAATGTATAAGATTACGTACAAGAACAGGGCATCAAATTTTATTACATAATTCTGAAGATTTAATTTATATAGGAAATAGTAAAGGTACTGCGTGGATAGAATTAACTAGTGATGGAAAAATTGATGTTTTTGCTGAGGATAGTATTAGCATACATACCAAACAAGATCTTAATTTCTTTGCCGACAGAGATATAAATTTTGAGTGTGTAAGAAACATGAATATTAAAGTTGGTAGTGAATTACATACACATGTAATGATGGATCAAATTTTAATTGTAGATGGTAAACAAAAAATTCACGTTAAACAAGAAGTGGATAAAACTTATGAGTTGACTTATAAACAACATGTTAAAAAGGATGTAGAAAAACTGTTTGATGAAAATCATAAAGTTACAGTTTTAAAAGATACAGATTTTAATACCACAGGGCATAATTGGTTTACAGCAGGAAAAACTACAGAAATTAAAAGCGGAGGCAATCATATTGAAACTGCGGCACTGATTCATATGAATGGACCTGCTGCTTCAACAGCAGCAAAAGCTAAAGAAGCAGAGTTACCACAAAGACTAAAATTACATACACTGCCTGATCAAGATGAACTACCATTAGAACCTTCTATCATGCGAAGAATAATTACTCATGAACCGTATCCGCATCACGAGAATCTTGATCCCCTTAAAGTGAAACCAGAATTAACCGACAGAGATATCGAAGGAAGATATGAAGATACGGACGAGGAACAGCTCAAAGATCAATCAGAATTTTCAGTAACCATGTTAACACCTGCTAGCGGCTGGAAAACATACAGTGCTGCGGTAGATCCGTTCAGAAAGCTACAAAGTGACTAATAAATATTACTATGAGTGCTAATTCACGTTTATACGATAAAATTGTAGTTAAGGGAGACCTTAAAGGACAAAAGTTACCAGGAACTAAAACCTATAAAGGATTCAGCACGATTAGTTCAGATGCTAACAGTTTTGCTTTATACGATCTGGCTCTTATTAAACAAGATTTATTAAATCATTTTCATATAAGGCAGGGCGAACGATTAGAAAATCCTGAATTTGGAACTATTATTTGGGATTGTTTGTTCGAACCTTTAACAGAAGAAATAAAAACGTTGATACAGAAAAATGTAGAAACGATTATAAATTATGATCCCCGTGTTGTCCCAGAGCAAATCATTGTTACTAGTTACGAAAGCGGTATACAAGTAGAATGCCGCTTAACATATTTGCCTTACAATATCGCAGAAACCTTACAACTAAAATTTGATCAAGATAATTCAATAATATAAAGTACGCACATTTCAAAATACGCTAAATATTGTATAATTGGGAATAGCGTATGTCAGCAACCGATAGACAAAATAGATTATTAATAGCCGAAGACTGGAAAAGAATTTACCAAACTTTCCGTAATGCCGATTTTCAAAGTTATGATTTTGAAAATCTGCGACGTGTAATGATTAATTACATTAGGGAAAATTATCCAGAAGATTTCAACGATTATATTGAAAGTTCTGAGTATTTGGCATTAATTGATTTAATAGCATTTTTGGGTCAAAGTATCAGTTTTAGAACTGATTTAAATGCTAGGGACAACTTTCTAGAGTTAGCAGAACGTAGAGAAAGTGTTCTTAGATTAGCTAGATTACTAAGCTATAATCCTAAAAGAAACATAGCAGGTAGTGGATTATTAAAGTTTAGTAGTGTAAGCACTACTCAAACAGTTATAGATTCCAATGGTCGTAATCTTTCCGGACAAATTATTTTATGGAACGATCCATCTAATGCTAATTGGTACGATCAATTTATAAAGGTCATTAATGCTGCGTTACCTTCTAGCCGTCAATTTGGTAATCCAGACGACAAAGCAGTAATATACGGTATTCCAACAGAACAATATAGATTTCAGAGTGCTAACACTGATGCTCCAGTTTACAGTTTTACCAAGTCAGTAGACGGCAGAAACATGCCCTTTGAAATAGTTTCAACTGTTTTTAAAAATTCTCAAGACATTTACGAAGAACCACCTGCTATTGGAAATAGATTAGCATTTATTTTTAGAAATGACGGCAAAGGCAATGCCAGTATTAATACCGGATTTTTCCTACATTTTAGACAGGGAATTTTAGCTCAAGGAACATTTGATATTTTACAACCAAGTACAAGTGAAAGCATCGATATTGATGCGGTAAACATTAATGATACTGATATTTGGTTGTATCGTTTAGATCAGAATGGGTTAGAAAATGAATATTGGCAAAAAGTTCCTAGTCTTGAAGGTAATAATATAATCTATAATAGTCTTAAAAAATCAGTAAGGAACATTTATAGTGTAGTGACACGAGCAGGTGATAGAGCCAGTCTGTTATTCAGTGATGGTACATTTGGTAATATTCCTAGAGGAACATTTAGAGTATATTATAGAACAAGTAATGGTATAAGCTACACTATAAATCCCAAAGATATCAGAAATATTAGTATTGCTGTTCCTTATATTAGTAATAATGGACAATTTGAAACTCTGACAATCAACGTAAGTTTACAATCAAGTGTAGATAATAGTTCCGAATCAGAGAGTAATGACAGTATTAAGTCAAAGGCTCCTGCTACTTATTATACTCAGAATAGAATGATTACAGCAGAGGATTATAATATCAGTCCGTTAAGTGTCAATCAGCAAGTTATAAAAATTAAGGCAGTGAATAGAAGTGCTAGCGGTATAAGCAGATATTTTGATTTAGTAGACCCAACAGGAAAATTTAGTAAAACAAATTTATTCGCTGATGATGGAATCTTATATAAAGAGGAATTTACTGAAAGTTTTAAATTTAGCTATCAGAATAGAACAGATATAGAAGCAATCATTTATAATCAAGTTATAGACACTTTAAAATCTTCTACATTAAGAGATTTTTATTACGGTAATTTTTTTACTGTAGTAACTGATTCGTTGTCTGTTTCATGGTACAGTAGAACAGTTGATACAAATCAATGTACAGGATATATTAGTGATATTAGAAATCCTAGTATATCCTATGACACCGAGCCAGTACCATATAAATTAGGAACATATACAAGTACACTATTAAGATACTTGTCACCAGGCGCTTTAATACAGTTTGTTCCTCCGACAGGTTATTACTTCGATAAAAGTAATGATAATAAGTTGGTACGTGGTACAGCAAATGTGGATAATGCTGTTACAAGTTTATGGTGTAAAGTCATTAACGTTTCGGGTGACGGTACAGCAGGTGGCGATGGGATCTTTGCTGACGGATCCGGTCCTGTGACATTTAATGATATTATTCCACAAAATGCTATAGTAAATCAGATTATTCCAGCTTGGCGTACTACATTAGAAAACAATACAGTGTCCACAATGATTGATTTGATTTTTGCGAACAAGCCGTTCGGACTAAGATATGATATTCAATCTAAAACTTGGAAAATTGTTTTTGAAGTTAATCTAAACATAAACGATAGATTTAGCCTAGGTAAACAAGGCGATAACAGTAATCAGCAATTAGACTCTAGCTGGTTGTTACTTTTTACAACCGATACTGAATTTTATACAGTAAAATCTAGATTATTACGTTATGTATTCGAAAGCGAGAAACAGATTCGTTTTTATTTTGATGCTAGCGATAAAATCTACGATACTAGAAATAATACAATAGTAAAAGATAAAATTAGAATTTTAAACATCAATACACAGCCAGATAGTTTAGTTCCTTTTACCATAAGTAGAGATTGGGAAATTACAGAAGAATTTAAAGGGTTAGATGGTTATGTAGATACTAAAAAAATACAGGTAACCTTTAGTGATTTAGACGATGACGGTGTAGTTGATAATCCTATTTTATTTGAAGAAATAGTTGCTCCTACTGTTTCCCCAACTACTAAAAAAATAATTTTAGAAAAGTATGAGATTTCAGCAGGGCAAGAAGATTACAGATATGTTGATAATACAGATCAAAAAGTTATAATAGTCAGCTCTTTAGGTATTCTTTCTAATTTAGGTGTGTTGGCTGATGGACAATATGTTTATTCAGAAGAAACTGACACAGTTTACAAATTTACCTTAGCAAGTGCTAGTTTTGAGCCTTCTATAGATTATAAAGTGTTTGTTGGTAGACCTAATATTAAATTTCAGTATATACACAATGCTGATTATGAGTCTAGAATTGATCCTGGTATTACAAATTTAATTGACATTTATGTGTTAACAAAACAATACGATCAAAATTTTAGACAATGGTTGAACAATGCTTTAGATAGCGAACCTTATCCTCCTAGTCAAGATACTTTGTTTAGTTTAATGAGTACAGAACTAAACAAAATAAAATCTATAAGTGATGAAATAGTTTATCATCCAGTAAAGTATAAAGTGTTATTTGGAGAAAAAGCTACATTAGATGTACAAGCTACATTTAAAATTGTTAAAAATTCAGAATTAGTAATAAGCGATAATGATGTAAAATCTAGCGCATTATCGGCTATAAACGAATTTTTCAGTATTGAAAATTGGGAGTTTGGAGAAACATTTTATTTTACAGAGTTAGCTACTTATGTGATGAACAGATTAAGTCCATATGTGGTTAATTTTGTTATTGTTCCTAAAGAAACAAGATTGACGTTTGGCGCTTTATATGAAATTAAATGCGAAAAAGATCAAATCTTTGTAAATGGAGCAACAGTAAATGATATCGAAGTTATTACTGCGGTTACTGCTAGTAAGTTAAAAGCTAGCGGAGCTATCGTAGCAAGTAACACAGCAACAGGACAACAAATTATAACTAGCGCAGGAATTGAAGACTAATGGCCAATAACGATCAAGACGAATTTGGGTTACCTACTGGCGGTAACGAACCAAGAAGAACTGCTAATTTACTTCCTAGAACCTATAGAACAGATAGTAATAAAAAGTTCTTACAGGCTACTTTAGACCAACTTACGCAACCTGGTAAAGTAAAAAAACTTAATGGATACATTGGCCAACAAAATGCCAAATCTGCTAAGTCCGACGACATTTATATAGAGTCTAAAGAGGAATCTCGCAAAAATTATCAATTAGAACCTGCTGCTGTTATTCAGGACAAGTTTGAGAATGTAACATTTTTTAAAGATTATATCGACTATATTAATCAAATAAGTGTATTGGGCGGTGATGTAGCCAATCATGAAAGATTAAACAAACAAGAATTTTATAGTTGGGATCCGCATATTAATTGGGACAAGTTCGTTAATTTCCAAAATTATTATTGGTTAGCATACGGTCCCGACGTTATAAAAGTATTTGGACAGCAACTTGAAATTGAAAGTACATACAAAGTTGATCTAGTAGATGAAGAGGATAATTTCGCTTATGTATTTTCGCCTAACGGACTGACTAGAAATCCTACTATACGACTTTTCAGAGGGCAGACTTATAACTTTAGTATTAATAGTCCGGGTAATCCTTTTAGTTTTAAATTGTCAAGAGTCGGCGGAGATACTGACAGATACAAAAAAGGTGTATCAAAATTTGCTGTAGAGCAAGGAGTGATAACTTTTAAAGTAAGAAAAGATGCTCCAGATTTACTTTATTTTGTTAATGAAAAAGATCCTACAGCCGGTGGCGTAATACAAATATTAGACATTGAAGAAAATACATTTTTAGATGTAGATAAAGATATTCTAGGAAAGAAAGATTATACTTTAACTTCGGGAGTTAAACTTTCTAACGGAATGAAACTTAATTTTGAGGGTAATATTACTCCGGCTGAATATAAAGATGGAAATTGGTATGTAGACGGTGTGGGAACTTCTATCACTTTAATACCAGAATCAGCTTTGGAAATTATTAGTACATATACTCAAGAATCAGAATTATTATTTGATGATACAGGATTCGATAACGATCCTTTCAGTGTAGCCAGTGCTTATCCTAGAGATAATGATTATATTGTAATGGCTCGTGGATCTAAAGATAGAAACCCATGGAGTAGATATAATAGATGGTTCCATGAAGATGTTATTAAAGTTTCAGCAGAACTTAACGGAAAAATTCCAGATGTTGATCAGTCATTAAGAGCTGTAAGACCAATTATAGAATATGAAGCTGATATTAAATTGTATAATTTTGGTCATCAGGCCAAAAAAGATATTGATTTGATTGATACATTTACTACAGATGTTTTTTCAATTATAGAAGGTAGTACGGGATACAATGTCGATGGAGTAAGTCTTACTCCTAATATGAGAGTATTATTTACAGCCGATCCGGATATACTAGTTAAAGGAAAAATTTTTAAAGTAAATTTTATTGAAATAATTGTTCCTCAAAGACAAATAGAATTCGTAGCTGATGCTACAGTAAATCCTAATTCGGATGTTATAACATTTGCTTCGGAACATTTTTTAAATACCGGCGTTCAAGTTACATATTTAAACAACGGTAATAATGATATCGGTGGGTTAAGCAACAGACAACAATACTATGTTTTTGTAGTAAGTGCTACACAAATTAAATTATTTTTTGATAGCGCATTAACAAGGCAGGTCGACATCCTAAATAGGGGAGCTAATACTCATAAATTTGAAGTTTTTCTTGGCAAACGTAAACAAATTAATTTAGTAGAAGAACCAGATACTACACCTTTGCTTTATGAAACAGTATTAGTAAGAGGCGGTAATACAAGCAAAGGTTCTATGTATTGGTATGATGGATCGAATTGGAAATTGGCGCAATCTAAATCTAGAGTTAACCAGCCTATTTTCTTTGATGTATTTGATCATGATGGCAATAGTTATGGCGATGTTACTGCGTATGACGGGTCTACTTTTAATGGTAATCAAATCTTTAGCTACAAACAGGGAAATGGATCCAAAGATAAAATTTTAGGATTTCCTCTTTCTTACAAAAATATTAATAATGTCGGCGATATAGTTTTTAATTTTAATTTATTACAAGAGTCTTTTAATTATAAAAATGGAAATTCGATTAATAGTAAAAGAACTGATATAGGATTTCTTAAAAAGATTACTGGTTTAGACACATGGAATTATGTTAACGGGTGGAAAAAATCAGAAATTAAAAATGTTCAACCAATAGTAAGAATTTTCAAAGAATCAGGATTAGTTAATAATTTTCCTGTTGATGTGTATGATAACACAGATGATCTATCTGATTTAGAAGTTAGAGTGTACGTTAATGGTAAACGTCTTAATAGAGAAAAATTTACAGTAGAAAGAGGTGTAGTAAGATTTATAGTTGTGTTAGATAATGATGTTACATTGTCTGATATAGTTACTTTAAAATGTTATGCTAAACAATCTAAAAACAATAATGGTTTTTATGAAATACCTATTAATCTTCAAAACAACCCTCTTAATAAAAATTTAGAATCTTTTACATTAGGAGAAGTTGTTGATCATGTTAGTTCTGTAGTCGATAACATATCTGATTTTGTAGGTACTTACCCAGGTAATGGTAATCTACGCGATCTAGGCAATTTAACAGAATTTGGATCTAGAATAGTTCAACATAGTTGCCCGTTAAATTTGTCATTATATCATTTGGCTAAGTTAGATATCAACGTTGTAAAATCTATTACCGAAGCACAAGAAGATTATGCTACATTTAAACGTACATTTTTAACTGTAGCAGAAAATTTAGGTGTCGACATGGATGCTCGTAGACACGTAGATTTAATTCTTGAAACTATGTTTAAAGATAAACCTAGTACCCATTCTTATTATTTTTCAGATATGTTCGGGTACAGCGGATATACTAGATTAGAATATCTTGTCGAGGATGGAAGATTTCAAAGAATATTTTCAATATCAAGAACATTTAATTTAGATAGACTTAGTAATCAAGCTGTCTATGTTTATAGAAATGGTATTCAATTAATCGAAGGAGTTGATTATGTTTTTGGTAACGACGATGTTTTCTTTAATATTATAGGCGAACTTAATGATGACGATATCATCGAAGTATATGAATACGATTCTACTGACGGCAGTTTCTGTCCACCGACACCTACAAAGTTAGGGTTATATCCTAAATTTAAACCAAGAAAATTTTTAGATGACACCTACTTAGAACCTAAGGAAGTTATTCAAGGTCATGACGGAAGCATAACATTGTGCTACGGCGATTATAGAGATGATCTCTTATTAGAACTAGAATTAAGAATTTATAATAATATCAAACAAAAATACGATCCGGCAATATTTGATATTTGGAATTATATTCCAGGTTACAATAGAAAAACTGCGTATTCTAAAGAAGAATTTGACCGAGTGTTAAGTCCTAGTTTTTTCCAATGGACAAGCTTAATTAAAGAAGATTTTACTAAACAAACTTACTGGGATAGACTAGAACCGTTTACCTTTAATTATCGAGGAAACTACTATCCTGACGGTTCAGATAGTCAGGCGTTTTGGCGTGGTATATATAATTGGATATTTGATACAGATAGTCCACACATTACTCCGTGGCAGTGTTTGGGATTCAGTATCGAACCTACGTGGTGGCAGGAAGTTTATGGTCCTGCTCCATATACATCTGATAACTTTTTACTATGGGACGATCTGAGTCAAGGTATAATAAGAGAACCTGGAAAACCTCCCAAAGTACATGATAAATTTATTAGACCTATTTTAAGGAATACTTCTCCTACAGACGAGTTAGGAAATTTACGTAACCCATTAGAATCAAATTTTGTTACCGGACCGTTACCGTCTACATCGGAAGGATTCTATTCATTTGGAGATCAAGGTCCTGTTGAAACAGCATGGCGCAGAAGTAGCTATTATCCTTTTGCTTTAATTAAAACTATTCTTTTATTACACCCTGCTCAAACATTGTCTGTATGTTTTGATAGAAATAGACAGATTAGAAGTGCCACCGGACAATTAGTTTACAGTCCAACTAGTTTGAGAATAAGATTATCTGATATAGTTTTACCTTCAACAGTAAATGATACAACTCGTGTCTTTACATCAGGATTGGTAAATTATATCATTGATTTTGCTACATCGGATGTAACTTTTAAAATTGACGAATATAAACAGGATTTACAGCATTTAACAAATAAAATTTCTCATAAACTAGGAGGATTTACTAGCAAGAATAAATTTAAAATTTTATTAGATAGTAAGAATCCTACAAGTTCAGGAGGAGTTTTTGTACCAGAAGATAATTTCAATATATTCTTAAATGTGTCTAGTCCAATTAAGAAACTAGTGTATAGTGGAGTTGTGATTAGCAAGTTTTCTGACGGTTATGAATTAAGAGGTTATAATTTTGACGAACCCTTCTTTACCTACTATCCATTCAGACAAAATGATAGAGTAATAAGAATAGGAGGAATATCAGAAAGTTTTACAAGTTGGGACACAAATAAAACTTATGTAGCAGGTAAAGTAGTTTTATATAGCAATAGATATTACAGAACAAATGTCACTCATCAATCTGGAGATAATTTTGATGAAACATTGTTTACTAAATTACCTGGCTTACCAATGATAGGTGGTGCTGAAGCTATATTAAGAAAAAGTTTTGTAAAGAACCAAGAGTTATTTTTATCTTACGGAACCAGACTAAAAACTATTCAGGAGGTTGTAGATTTTCTACAAGGATACGGTGCTTACTTAGAAGAACAGGGATTTGTTTTTGACCAGTATAATCCTACAATTAAAGCTGTAACTAATTGGGAAACTAGCGTAAATGAATTTTTGTTCTGGACTACACAAAATTGGGGCGAAGGGTCTGCGCTATCTTTAAGCCCAGCAGCAGTAAAACTAATCATCAGAAATGATTTAGCTGTAGTAGATGATATACGAAATCCGTTTTACGGATATAAAGTTTTTAGAGTAGACGGTCAATTACTAGGAGCAGAATTTGTAAGCACATTCAGGTCGGGAAATGAGTTTTCAATAATTCCAGAAAATACAGCATATGGTATCTATGGAGGAACATTCTATCTTGTACAAAAAGAACATGTGTTATTATTAGATAATACAACGTTGTTTAATGATGTTATATATGATCAAGAACCAGGATATAGGCAGGAACGAGTTAAAGTAATTGGTTATAAGACAACTGATTGGAATGGCGGATTTGATATCCCAGGATTTATTTTTGACAAAGCGTTTATTAATGATTTTACTCCTTGGACTGATTATAATCTCGGAGATATTGTAAAGCATAAAGAGTATTTTTACAGTGCTAAACAATTTGTAGTCGGCGGAGAAAATTTTAAATCAGATGAGTGGGTACTACTAAGAGAAAAACCTGTACCTACACTTATTCCTAACTGGGATTATAGGTCTGAACAATTTACAGATTTTTATGATTTAGATACCGATAACTTTGACAGCGAGCAACAAAGATTAGCACAGCATCTTATTGGTTATCAAAATAGACAGTACTTAGAAAATATTATAAAGGACGATGTAAGTCAATATAAGTTCTATCAAGGTATGATAATAGAAAAAGGCACTCAAAATGTTTTGAGCAAGCTTTTTGACGTTCTAAGTGCCGATAATCAAGAAAGTCTTACATTTAATGAAGAATGGGCTGTAAGAGTTGGAGAATATGGTGCTAGTGCTGTGTTCGAAGAAATTGAATTTAAATTAGACGAATCTAAATTTAAATTAAACCCACAGCCTATACAACTAGTAAACACTGTTGAAAATATCAACACAGATTTAATTTATAGAATCGCACTTGGGGATGTTTATCTAAAACCTTTAGGATATAAGAATTCCCCTTGGCCAACCTTAGGAACAAAACGTTTTTTAAGATCTCCAGGTTATGTAAGATATGAGGATGTTAAAGTAAATGTAGATACTCTTAATGAAATTATTAATTTAGATATTGATGATTTTCAAGAAGGGGATTATGTATGGACAGCGTTTGAAAATAGGGACTGGAATGTATATAGATTTACAAAAAATACATTTTCTATCGAGGATGTAGAATATAGCGATGGAATTATTACATTACAATGTGATATATTTCCTAACATTGAAAAAGGAGATATTATCGGAATTATACATTCCGAAAAAATTAAAGGATTCCATATAGTTAGTTCTGTTCAATCCAGAAAAATTACCATCGAAAAAGTTATTAAAGATTGGAAGCCACCATTTGTTGATAGTTCTGAAATTTTAACTTACAAGTTTATTTCCAGTAGAGTAGATAATATTGATAATGCGAATGAAATTTTACCTCCTTATATTAAAAATAAAGAACTGTTATGGGCAGATGTAGGAAGTAAAAATTTATCTTATAATGGCGCAATTCCTTATACTGTATATTCTAATGAAAAAATTTATAATAGATTTATATTAGAAAATAAAGAACCATTACTAGAAGTAAAATTTGGAACAAAAGTAGCAATTAATAAGAACGGTAATATTCTAGCTGTATCTACTGCTAATAATGAAGTTTACATTTATGAAAAAGGCCCAGTGTCGGATACGTATGATGTTTGGTTACAACAACAACTGATAACACCTAACTTAAAATTAGCTAGTACTGACAATCTAGGCTTTGGAGCAGAAGTAGCATTTAGCGCAGACGGCAAGTGGATGGCTATAGCAGCACCTACTGCTTCTAATATTAGATCGAACTGGAAAGGTGATTTTTATAATAGTAATTCATATGCCTTCGGAGATATTGTACAGGTAAGGAATACACATTTTAGTGCTAGACGTAGTGCTGTGTCAAACGATTTATCATCTATTGATATATTTTCTCAAGACTGGGCGCCAGCATATCTTGTTACTACCGAAGAATATAAACCAAATAATTCTAATCTAAATCAGGGATATGTAAATCTTTATGCTAGAACTCCAGGCGGATCGTACAATTTATTTCAGTCATTTGTAAGCCCTAATCCAACAGCAGGAGAATTATTTGGCTCTAAGATGGTATTTGCTCAAAACGGAAATGAATATGTATTGTCTATAACTAGCCCCGGATATAATGATAATCAGGGCAGAGTCTATATGTTTAGATATGCTGAATTAGAAGAGGACAGTAGTCAGTCTAATTGGCATATGGATTATCGTAGATCATACACAGGTATATTCAGTCCTTCTAGACAATACTATCCAGGGGATGTTGTTTTTTATAACTATGAACTATACGAATGTATAACTCTCCAAGATCCTAATACTTTTGAAACAAATGCTAGCGGTTGGCAAATTTTAGAAGAAACAAACATTTTAGGATATTTTCCTCAGGAAGTAGTTTCTAATGTGGCAGATGTTACACCGATAGTCATCACAAATATTACACCTAATTTTCCAGCTACCACAGGAACTGTAAAGTTTAGAAGAGCAACAATTACATATGCGACCAGACCAAGTGCCCCATTTACAGCAGGGCAATATATAGAAATTAGAAATTGTAATCCTAATGTATATAATGGAGACTGGTTAGTTTATAGTTCTTCTACTACACAAACTGTTATAGTTTGTCCGTTCCCAAGATTTTTACCATCTCCTCCATACCTAGGAGGGTTGGAAGATCCTTTATACAAATATGTCGGTGGCGGCATTGTAACACTAGCTATAGTATCGCCTGTTAAAGATCAAAATGTTGAATCAGTTAACCCTGGAGACTTGTTCGGGTATGATATAGCCATGAGTGGCGACGGAACTAAAATTGTAATTAGTGCTCCTTATGCGGATCAAAATACTTACAATAATTATAGAGGAAAATTTAGATCAACAGAAAAATATGATGTTAATGATGTAGTTTATTATGGCGGCGGCGTAGATCCTGCTGGTTATTACAGCTACAAGAAAACTTTTGATAGTTCTGTAGCAGGAACCTTTAACACCAATGATTGGAGATTATTAACTACAGCACAATTTAATAACACAGGTAAAATTTTTACCTATGAATATAATGGCAATGCTTATGTACTTGTAGACTCTTTAGGAGCTCAGAATCTAAATCTAAACTTAGAGCAAAGATTTGGCGAAAGTGTTTCTATAAGTGATTCAGGAAGCCATCTCGCTGTGTCTTCTACATTATATACAGATACCTATAACGCACAAGGATCTGTAAAAATATTCGAAGCATATTCAGGATCTTGGTCACCATATCAAACACTAGTTAGTATTGATCCGGGTAATAATCATAAATTTGGTCATTATGTAGAATTTATGAATGACGCTGATACTTTAGTTGTACATAGTGTCAATAGTGATATCAAAAATGAAACAACGTTCGATAACTCGACTACACAATTTGATAATTCTACGCTGAGAATAGTAGATTTACAGTTCTTAACAGGTAGAGTAGATGTATTCGACAAATACAATTCGAACTATGTATTTGGAGAGTCATTAACTACTAGTTCGATTAATGAAGCATCTGATGGATATGGAAAGAGCATAGCAGTAGGATCAAATAATATTTTAGTATCTGCTCCTAGAGAAGAAAATCAGGATTTTCCAGATGCTGGAATAGTATATGCTTATAGAAAACCTTCAGGAAAATTTAGCTGGAGTGTTGTACACTACGAAAGAGCTAGACCTAATGTCTATCAAATTAAAAAAGCGTTTTTATATAATAGACGAGAAAATTTATTAGTTAAGTATCTTGATGTTATTGATCCTATTCAAGGAAAAATACCAGGCATAGCTGATCAAGAAATTAAATTTAAAACTTATTATGATCCGGCTACTTATTCAGTCGGTAACGAACTAGTAACTGTCGACGATGGCATGGCATGGACTAATACCTATACTGGTATGTTATGGTGGGATTTAACAAAAGCAAAATTTATAGAAAATCAAGGCGGAGAGATTGTTTACAGATCAACAAACTGGAATACCTTATATGAAACCGGCAGTATTGATATCTATGAGTGGGTAGAATCCAAACTACTTCCGTCAGAACGAGATAAGATTGCCGATACCGAAAAAGGATTAATTCAAGGTTTAAGCGGAAAATCCAAGTATGGTGATAGTGTATATAGTATTAAGAAAAAATACGATACTGTAAGCAAAACATTTGTTAACACTTATTACTATTGGGTAAAAAATACTACAATAGTTCCTAATAAGGAAGGCAGAATGTTAGCTGCGGAAGCTATCTCTAGATTAATAGCAGATCCTAGAAGTTTTGGATATCCATGCTTGGTATTGTTATCGCCAGACAGTTTTGGTCTTGTTAATGTAGATAGCTATCTAAAAGACAAAGATGTTGTATTAAGTGTACAATATTGGACAGTTGAAAATAAAGAAAATAATTCTCATTCTCAATGGAAAATTATTAGCGAACATCCAAATACTATTTTACCTTATGAGATTGAACAAAAATGGATAGATAGCTTACAAGGCGTAGATAAAAATGGACGTACTGTACCTGATCTTAAACTTCCTATAAAACAAAGATTTGGTATTGAAAATAGACCAAGACAAAGTATGTTCATTAATAGAATCGAAGCGTTGAAGCAATTTATCGAACGTGTAAATTCTATATTAAAGAATAATTTAATTGTTGACGAGTTTGATTTAACACCTCTAACTAAATTAGAAGAACCTCCAAGTGCTGTAAGTGGACAATGGGATATTGCTATTGATACATATCCTGAATTTAGATTTGTAGGAACTAGCCAGTTAGAGCAGATTAAACTAACACCAGTAATAGTTGATGGAAAATTAACAGAAGTTCAAATAGTACAAAGGGGTAAAGGGTATATTAATTCTCCTACATCTATTATTACTGGTAAGGGAAGAAATGCCGAAATAAAAATTAATTTAAATGCTACAGGCGGAGTAGATACTGTAGACATCGTAAATCCTGGATTTGGTTACAAAGCAGATACTTTTATAAATGTTAGACCTTATAGTGTATTAGTGTTAAGCGATAGTGAGAGCTATGATAAATGGGCCATCTATCACTATAATAGAGCAAACAGAGATTGGACTAAACAAAAAGCACAAAGTTATAATGTAACAACTTATTGGAGTTATATTGACTGGTACGATACTGGATATGATCAATTCACTAAATTTAATCATGTAGTAGCTAATACCAATGAACTGGCTTCGTTAGAATCTTTTATCGGTCAAATTATTAAAGTAAGCAATGTAGGAACTGGAGGGTGGACATTATTTTTAAAAATAAATGACATCATTACTACAGACTTTACACAAAACTTTAAAGTTATAGGCAGACAAAATGGCACGATAAAGTTTTTAGATAATCTTTATAATTTTAAAGGTAAAGAGCAAGGATTTGATGCGTTATTATATGATGCCGGACAGTATGATAGTGTTCCAAGTGCTGAGTTGAGTATAATATTGGATACTATTAAAAACAAAATTTTAATTGATAATTTAAGAGCAGATTATTTGAAGCTATTTTTCTCGAGCATGAGATATGCATTATCAGAACAGCCATTCTTGGATTGGATAATGAAAACTAGCTTTGTAAAAGCTACACATAATGCTGGGGAATTAAAGCAAAAAGTAAATTACAACAGTGATAATTTACAAGACTTTGAAAGTTATATTAATGAGGTAAAACCTTTTAGAACTAAAGTTAGAGAATATGTTAGTGGATATACTAGACTAGATAACGCTGCTCTATCTGTAACTGATTTTGATTTACCACCAATAATTAACGAAGATTTTAAAGTTCATCCGTTAACAGTTGTACTAAATGAAAATTATGCTTTAGGTTCCTCTGCCTTCCAATTGTTAGAATATCCATGGAAACATTGGTACGATAATGCTGCTTATTCTATTCAAACAATTGAATTATTTGATGGAGGTAAAGGGTATATCGATCCTCCTACAGTTAAAATTGTAGACGACTACGGATTAGTAACGTCGACCAACGAACTAAAATCAAATTTTGATGGTCCTAACAGTGTATGGTTGTTACAAGAAGGAACCTTAAAAATTACTGCTACAGGATTGCCATATCATAGTCATGGTACTCAAGAAGCAAATAATGTGGCTGTTGATCAAAGTTATAACCAGGTAATTCCTTTAAGGGGAGGTAGTTATGCTGCCGGACCCCACGCAGAAATTCCTGAAGGTATAATAGGATATTGGTTGAATGGAGTTGCTATCTTTAATCCTAGCGCAGGTACAGCTACACCAGAAGGATACGATTCACAAACAGATTACAATTATAATGCCGCATATTCTACTAGTGAAATTTTAGAATTAAATTTTGGACATGATAGGGCCGGAGGATTAGTTACTGAAGATGGACAATATTCGTATAGGGATTCTAGCTTTTTGGATGCGTGGTTATCTGGTATCGGTAACGATTTAGCCGATGTCGATAAGATAGATGCTTTAGAAATACCTTATCTGAGAAATGGTTTAGAACACGCCGATGGACATAGTAAAATTTTAGGATTTGCTTTAGACGGGTATCCTATCTACGGTCCTAATGGGTATAATGTAGCTACTGATCCTAATAGCGGAGTTGATAGAATGACCAGTAGTTACGGGTTAAAAAATTCATCTTATCGTACTGGATTTTTACAAGATTTAACTACATATCCTATGGGAATGTTCATTCAGGATTATGAATATTCTGGAGATGGTACATTAGATAAACACAACGGTAGATATTGTATAACACCAGATTACCCTAACGGTACCTACGCTTATTTTGTTACTACTAACAGCGCAGGTACGCCAGTTTATCCGTATGTTATAGGCCCAACATATTTTGGCGATAGTGCTCCTCAAGACAGAAATGATGCGTCTAACGGCAAAGGAACACCTCCTAAATTTTACAATTTATATAACAGTAACGCAGTACAAGCTACTGCTAGAGCATATATTACTAATGGTAAAGTTTCCAGAATAGTTTTAAGAACAGAGGGTTCTGGGTATCTAACTGCTCCTAGAGTTGTATTCGAAGGCGGATTAGATTCGACTGTTGAAAATTATCATGCTAAAGCATATGCTGTATTGAAAAATAATGTGGTAAGATCTAATAAAACCTTGATTAAGTTTGATAGAAATTCAAGAAATTATTTTGTTACTGAATTAACACAAGTCGAAACATTTGTCGGAACAGGTAGTAGAAAACAATTTGCTTTAAGATTTAGTCCTGTTTTAACTATAGGAAATACTTTAGTTAAAATAAATGACAATGAAATATTAAGAGACAATTATTCTCTTTCAATTAAAAAATCTACTACGAAAGGATTTACCAGTTATTACGGAGTTCTTACTTTAGAAACAGCACCGGCTATTGGCGATCAAGTACAAATAACTTACGATAAGAATTTTGAACATCTAAATGCTGCCGATCGAATTAACTTTTATTATAATCCTCAAACTGGCCAATTAGGTAAAGATTTGGCCCAGTTAATGACAGGTATAGATTATGGTGGTGTAATTGTTAGTGGTTTAGGACTAAGTCTTGGCGGTGGTTGGGACAGTCAACCTTGGTTCAGTGAAGGGTGGGACGGATACGATGTAGGATTTACTGACTATATTGTTTCGGTAAGCGACAGTACATATGTGTTTGATTTGCCTTATGTTCCTACAGCCGGTGAACAGATTAATGTTTATGTAAACGGTGTAAGAATAGATGACGAGTATTATGATAGTTATGACGGTATTACAGTTCAACCTAACGGTAGAACAAGTGCTCCTGAAGGCAGAGTAATGCAAACGTGGACAGGTGATGGATTAAGTAAAACAATAGAGTTACCTAATTTAACTAGCATAGTTCCTTTGGATATCAATGCTGGGGATAAAATAATCTTCCGTAAGAGCACAAGTGATGGTAGTATTAATCCTGATCCAAAGAATTTTGATACACAATTACAAGGCGGTAATTTAAGTTATACAACTGCTACAGGATTTGCCCCAGACGATATATTAGTAGAAGGTGGCGGCAGATTTATAACTCCTGAAACTAGTCATGCTCCAGAGGAAATAGTTCCTGGACATATTACTGATACATTGAATATCAAAGTTTTCCGTTTACCAGTTTCTGGATCGTCAAGAATAATTTCTAAAAATTATATCTGTGATGGTGTATTGGACCAGTTTGATATTTCACAATTTCCTAATGGGGAAAATGGAGTATTTGTAAACTTAGATAACCAAATCTTAAAATTAGGAACAGACTACACATTAGATTGGCAATCACGAAAAATAATATTAACAGTAGCTCCTGCTAATAAGAAGATATTAAATGTAACATGTTTTGGTGTGGCTTCAGATAATCTTTTAGATTCCAACTTCTTTGTAGCAGATGGTAGTACTAGTGATTATATTACTAATGCTCCATGGCCGCAATTATATACTGATGATGTATTTGAACAAAGTATAGACAGACTAGGATCTGTAGTATTAGTGAATAATCAACCTGTTATCTACGAATTGTTTAGAACAGATGAATCATATGAAACTACTGGGTTTGTAGGTATAAGATTTCCAGACCCTCCAGAGCAGGATGCTATTATTAATTACATCATGACAGCCGATGCTAATACATCATTGTCGTTAATTAATTCGACTCCTATTGCTGCCGATGGGTCTACTACTTCGTTCAGTTTAGGAACTGTGCCAACAGATAATTCTAAACCATACGAAAATTATATTTTAGTTATTGCTAATGGTAATTTGTTAAGACCAGCTGAATCTATATATTGGAGAATGAGTGATAACGAATATGTATATGAAATAGCAGATTTTAAAACTCTGCCATTTAGTTTAGATCCTAGCACTATTAAAGTGTATATTGATGGCGAATTGTTATCTTCATTAGATTATGTTATTAATAATACTAATTTGACTATTGAAATTAGAGACTTTGTATATGTAGATCAAGGTATTTTAACTTTAACTAGATTTGAAGACACTGATTATACAATTAGCGGTAATAACATTATTTTTGATACAGCACCATCTGGAAATGTTGATGTTATTACGTTCTTTAATCATTCAGTACAGAATATTGTTAGAACTAGAGAATATTTTAGTATAAGTTCTACATTAGTTCCAGGTAGTGCTTCTTACTATCAATATCATAGTATAAAAGGTGGTAGTTTAAGATTGTTTAGATTAGCACAAAGTGATGATTATATCTGGGTAGCTAAAAATAGAGAGCTTTTAGTTCACAGTGTGGATTATTATCTAGATGACGATCATAGAACAATTAAATTTAAAGATGCGTTCGAAGATTCTGATGTAATTGATGTTATTTTATTCGGGGACAAGAACGTTACAAACAGCTTCGGATTTATGCAGTTTAAGGATATGTTGAATAGAACACATTATAAGAGAATTAGCAAAAACAAATCTACACGATTAGTTAAAGATCTTAAACAGCGTGATTTAACTATAGAAGTAGAAAATGGATCCATGCTAACTGAACCTAATAGAGCATTGAATTTGCCAGGTATTGTAGAAATAAATGGAGAACGAATCGAGTATCTAACTAAAAACGGTAATGTTTTAGGACAATTACGCAGAGCAACATTAGGTACAGGTAGTCCGGCAATACATAGAGTTACATCTGTGGTGTTGGATATTGGACCAACAGAAACGATACCATACAACGACGAGTTTATAGTCGAATCTAGTATAGGCGATGGTAGTACTAAAAATATTAGATTAAGTTATGCTCCTACTAAGGTAGATGTAGATTGGTACACAGATACTATACCTTCTACTTACGGTAGAAGCGATGAAATTGAAGTATTTGTAGGTGGATATCGTTTAAAGAAAAATCCTTATAGTTTATTCGATGAAACTAATCAATACCCAGATAGTCCAGAAGGAGACAATCAGTATGAAGCAGAATTTAGTGTTGATGGTACGGAACAAGTTAGATTAACTAATGAAGTAGCCGAAAATGTTAAGATTACAGTGATAAAGAAAGTGGGCAGAGTTTGGGAAGATTCTGCTCCGCCTGCTAAGGTATTCAGAAATATCCAGGCTGGCAGTGGCGGAGCAGTGTTTGATGTAATTAAAAACGGCCCAACTTACACACTAACTCTGCGTAGAGGGGGCATAAACTATTCTGTAGGCGATGTGTTAATTATATTAGGTTCTCGTTTAGGGGGTACTACGCCAGAAAATGATATAGTAATCACAGTAACAGATATTTCTGATGATAGTTCTGCTAGTATTTTAGGATATACATATACTGGCATCGGAGCAAGTTCAGGATTTACTACAGTTAGTTTATCAGATTCTGACAATCCTGTAGCTAATTTCCTTAAAAATACCGAGGCAGTTTGGCCACAATACTTTGCTGATAAATATCAATATGTATTATTAACAGATACTGGCGAATCTATAACTGTAGACGGCGAAGAACCTCTGGAGCTCGATTAAATGGCAAAAATATCAGATTTAGTAAAAATAACTAGTCCTAATGACGGGAACGTTTTTCCTATCAGTGACGGACTAACTACTAAAAAAATAAGTTTTTTAGATCTCAAAACATCCATTAATACTATAGCTTCAACGAATCTTTTAGGTGTTGTAAAAATTGGCACAGGAATATCTATAGACGACACCGGCACTATAAGTGTTCCACAATTTCAAAACTATACTTTGCCTCCAGCTACAGATACTCAGATAGGAGGAGTGATTATTGGTAGTGGACTATCTATCAGTGATGACGGAATTTTAAGTAATTCTTTTACCCTTCCTACTGCTAGTCCTACAGTATTAGGCGGAATTAAAGTAGGAAATGGTTTAACTATAAGTAACGGAATTTTGAGTGTTATACCAGTTTCAACAAGTCAGTTTAATGATGCTGGCATCACAATTGGCAATGACACCGATTTAAAAATTTATGTAGAAAACAGTAACACACCTACAATTAAAGATGATGTTAACGGAGTTCTTGTATTAAGCGTTCGCGACACTAGTATGGCAGGAAATCTTGCTGATATAAGACTATTAGCTAGAAGTATGACCACTGGCATAGGTGACGAAACAGCACCAGCATTAGTTCCTGATTTCAGCGGTCAACCGATGAATTTAGGAGCTCCTAGTTTAAAGTGGAATAAAGTATACGCTACTAATTTTGTTGGAAATGTTACAGGCACTGCTTCAAATAGTTTAGAAGCAAATAGTTTGTTAGTAGGAATTGATTATTTGCCTGCTAGTACAAGTGCTATTACTGATACTATTGCGGCTAGAGATAGTATAGGTAATATTAGTGCTAATAACTTTATAGGTAATGTCACAGGTAATGTCACAGGCAATGCTTCTACAGCTACTCAACTACAAACTAGTAGATTAATTAACGGACAATCATTTAATGGTACACAAGACATCAATATAACCTCTGTAAGTCCTTTCGCATTATCAAGGGGAGCATTTTTAACAGGCGGGTCTGTAAATTACGACGGTAGTGCTGCTAGTACGTGGAGTGTAAATGCTACCTCCGCAGCTACTCCTAATACTGTTGTAGCTAGAGATAATGCTGGAGATTTTCAAGCAACTACTGTGGTTGCTGCTAATTTTGTAGGTAATGTTACAGGTAATGTTACAGGTAACGTTACAGGTAATTCTTTAACAGCAACTACTTTATTATTTCCAAGAAAAATTAACGGAGTAGACTTTGACGGATCGCAGGACATTCAATTACCTGCTAGTCCAGCAAGAGTAGACGAACTAGCAGGCAGTATTAAAATGTGGGGTAGTGCTACACCTCCGGCTAATTGGTTATTGTGTAATGGGCAAAGCATTAGCAAATTATTGTATCCTACACTGTTTTCAAGAATAGGTTATTCTTATGGAGGTAGCGGCGACTTCTTTAATGTTCCTAATTTAATTAATAGGTTCCCAGTTGGAGCAGGAGGATTATATGAAGCCAACACTACGGGAGGCAGTAAAGACGCCACTGTTCCTGGTCATACACATAGTGCTAGTGCTAGTTCTACTTTTATAGGAAATGTTCTTCCTAATCATAGTCACACTTTCACTGGAAATACTTTACCTGCTCATGATCATGCCTATTCTGACCCTGGACATACACATTATATTTTAGAATCTGGAAATTCTGATGGAGACAGCGCATCTTATAACGATAGTGCCAATTCAAACAATCCTCAGCCAACTATACTACAAACTCAACGATCCACAGTTGGTATTAATATTATTTCGGCGTCGGCAGGGACTCCGTCAGGATCTATAAATTCTGTTAGCTCTGGTGTACCTAGTGGTACTGTTAATACATCAATTTCTATTGGATCAACAGGTAGCAGTGCTACAGATGCCAATCTTCCTCCATTTATTGGTGTGTACTATATTATCAAAGCTAGTGATGATGGATCAGGCGGCGGCACATTACAAGCCGGCGCAGGTATTTCTATAACAACATCTGGTCCATTTAGTACTATTTCCAGTACAGTTAATACTAGCACATTCTTGCCAACTACTGGCGGAACAATGAGCGGATTTTTAACATTACACAGTAATCCATCTAATGCCAATCATGCCGCTAATAAAGCTTATGTAGACGCTAAATTTAATTCAGTATCTACTATAGATAATACTAAATTACCGTTAACTGGAGGATCTTTATCTGGTTCCCTATTCTTACATGCTAAACCAACATCGGCATTACAAGCAGCTACTAAAAATTATGTAGATGATAGAATTAATTTTTTAGCTAACAGTGAAGTTAGACAGATAAAAACTAAAACTATTGGATATGGTAGACCAGAGTGGAATGGGGGTATTAATACTTGGGACCAAGGCGGCTATAATGCTAGAGCTTATCAGTATATAAATTCATCTTCGCCTGTGGCATTAGCAGCCCCGTCCGGCAATTTTTTAGAAGTAACTATATATCCATTAAGTTTAGATAGTAGATTTATGGTTAATGTAGATGTAGCAGCATCAGCAACTTATGTAACTCATTGGCAAATAAGAAAATCCATAAACGGAGGTCCATTTGTACCTACAGTAAATACTCAGAATACTACCGCAGGAAATAGTCAAGGATACGGCGGAGGTTTTGGGCCTGCCCTACCAAATATTAATTTTATTCATTATAGTATAAATGAAGCAATAGATCATCTTGTACGTAGAATTAATTTTAACTATATAGATCCTGTAGCTCCTGAAGTCGGGCAATACATTACCTATAGAGTATATGCCTGTGCTTTCTGGGCCAATCGTTCTTATGACATGACTATTAATTCTAGGAGAATTGTTGATATGCCAAACTATAGTAATCTTATTGTCACAGAATTTAGACCATAATAGGACAATTTATGATAGAAGAAAACGGAATTAGAATTACTGATGCTATAAAATCTTTAAGACCAAATGCTGAATTCAGTATGTGGGGTGATGATTATAGTACCATAGAGTGGTATAGCGAAAATGTGCCTAAGCCAACTTTACAAGAAGTTGACGCTGAATTACAAAGATTACAAGCTGAATATGATAGAAAAGATTATCAAAGACAACGAGCAGAAGCTTATCCTAGTATTGAAGAACAGTTAGATTTAATGTTTCATGGTGGTTACGATGCTTGGAAAGCACAAATTCAAGCAATTAAAGATCAGTTTCCTAAGTAAAATACGCACTTTATACTTTTAGGTAAATATTCAAATAAAGAGAAAACTTATGCAAGGTAGAGATTTATCAGGAATACATATCGAAGGGCATATTAAAATTTATGACCCTACTACACAAGAAATATTCATTAATAAGCGTAATGCTATTCATTATGAAAATATGAGTATAGCTCTTGCTGAGTCTATTTCGAATTCAGGGCAAGGGTTTATTTATGAAATGGTTTTTGGTAATGGAGGCACTACTGTTGATCCTACTGGCATAATCACTTACCTAACACCTAATAGTACAGGAACCAATGCTGCTTTATATAATCAAACATACCATAAGGTTGTAGATGATCGTAGCGTAAGTAATGTTGATCCGATTCGTAATAAAATAGAGACTAGACATATCACAGGTGTTAATTATACAGATGTTTTTGTAACCTGCCTTTTAGATTACGGCGAGCCTACAGGGCAAGAAGCATTCGATAATACGAGTGATAACAAAAGCGATTATGTATTTGATGAACTTGGATTAAAAAGTTATAGCACTACAGGAACTAGTAGACTATTAACACATGTGATTTTCCATCCAGTTCAGAAAAGTTTAAACAGATTGATTCAAATCGATTATACTGTGAGAATACAGAGTCTAACAGGTTTAAGTGAGGTTCAATAATGGCATATCAAATTGATCATACAGATAAACCAAACTATGGAACTATCACAGTAGAAGACCAAACAGTAAACATTGAAAAAAGTATAGGATTTGTAGGAAAGAATTATACTGGATACAGCAAAGTTATTGCTGAAAATTTTTTACATATGTTAGAAAATTTTGCGAGTGCGAATGCTCCAACAAATCCAGTCGTAGGTCAGTTATGGTATGATTCAGAAGCAGATGTTATAGAAGAAAATAGGCAACCACAACTAAAATTATGGGATGGCACTACTTGGGTACCAGCAGGCAATGTAGTAAAATCGGGCAGTGCTCCTTTAAATGCTGTGAAAGGAGATTTGTGGACAGATACAACTAATCAGCAGTTATATCTATTCTCAGGTTCTAATTGGGTATTAGTCGGACCACAATTCAGCGAAGGCACATTAACAGGACCTAAAATTGAGACTGTATTTGATACTACAAATTCAACACACCTTCTTATAAATTTTTATGTAGCAAACAGAGTTATCATTATTATTAGTAAAGATGAATTTACTCCAAAGGTAACTATTCCTGGGTTCAGTTTAGTCAAAAAAGGAATTAATATTACTTCTATTGACGATGCTGGCGCTACAAGCACAGTTAATAAATTATGGGGTACAGCAGAAAAAGCCGACGCTTTAGTTGTATCAGGGGAAGTAGTTAGTTCTGTTAATTTTTTAAGATCAGATAAACCTAGTACATCAAATAATAGCTTGAGCTTACGAACTGATTTGGGATTGACGATTGGTTCAGACTTAGCTACGAGTCTTACTATTGATAGCAGTGGTGCTACTATTCTTTATAATAAGACAGAAGGCTCTAGCATATTTTTAAGAACTAATCAAAACGGTACGGCTAAAGATGTTATAAGTTTAACAGGCACTAACGTTGGTATTAATAAAACTAACCCTACTGCTACATTAGATGTTGCTGGAAATATTCAAACTAACGATCAACTTATAGTAACAGGAACTACAAATGCTGTAGATTTGAATACTGGTAGTATAAAAACTGCCGGCGGCGTGAGTATAGCTAAAAGTTTATATGTAGGTACAGGTGCCACTGTTACCGGACAAATTAATTCTAATAGCATTATTCCTACAACTACAAATACTTTTGATTTAGGATCTAGTACTAGCAGATATAAAACAATTCACAGTAGAGAAGTTTTCGCTGATACATTTTTTGGAAGTTTTTCTGGACAATTAGCAGGTAGTGTATCAGGAACTGCTAGTAGATTGGCTAGTGCTACTAAATTTAAATTACAAGGTGATGTAAGTAGTAACGAAATAAATTTTAACGGCCAACAAGCTAACGGAGAAGCGTTTTTTAGCACAACAATTACAGCTGATTTAATCAATGCTAAGACAGCGGTAGAAACATCGTCATCTAATGTACAATTATTAATTAATTTACCAAGCATTGGCTTAAGAAAAATTACTAAATCTAACTTTTTAGCCAATGCTGGTGTAATGCCTGCTGGGGTTATACTACCTTTTGCTGGTGCTACTGCTCCTAACGGATTTTTACTTTGCGATGGTAGTGAGCAATTAATTTCATCTTATCCAGTATTATTTGCTGCTATTGGAACAACTTATAACGGAGCAGCTCCGTTAGTCGGAGCATCTACATTTAGAGTGCCTGATTTAAGGGGACGTTTTGCTCTTGGTGCCGATAATATGAATAATGGAACTTTAGTTCCTACATCTGGCGGTTCGTTCGTTAGCTCTATTATAGACAAAGACGGTAATCCAGGAACTACAGCTAATAGAGTAACAGATATCACAGCAGATAACATTGGTGCCGGCAGCGGGCAGGAAGAAGTCACATTAAGTGTGACACAACTTCCAGATCACAAACACGATTTGCGTGGAACAACAGCATCAGGTACTAAAGGCAATCAATATTATGCCACTAGGAATTCGCCTGATCCAATTACAGATGTTGATGCTGTTCCTCATACTACAAATGGACCAGACGCTCCTGCTAACGGTCAATACTTAACAAATAGTGGTGGTGTAGATAACGCAACATTAGGCCAGCCTGTTAACAAAATGAATCCATACCTTACTATAAACTATATTATATTCACCGGTACATATGTATAAGGAATAATCAATGTCATATCAAATTAATAAAACAGATGGAACCTTATTAACAGAGATAGTTGATAGTGCCATTGATCAAACTGCTACTGATTTAACCTTAATTGGTAAAAATGTAGCCGGTTATGGTGAGTACATTAACGAAAACTTTGTTAAGTTATTAGAAAATTTTGCGTCAGAAAGTCAGCCTAGTAATCCTGTACGAGGACAATTATGGTTTGATACTGCTGAAAATAGATTAAAAGCATATGATGGAAGCGGATTTAGATTAGGTAGCGGTCCTATAGTTACAGGGGAAGCACCTTTATCATTTGTTCAAGGCGATTTGTGGATCGATAGCGCAGAAAATCAATTATATTTTTATGATGGTGAAGATTTACAATTAGCTGGTCCTATATATAAAAATAGTCAGGGTATAAGCGGGGAAACTGTAGAAACTATCTTTGATAGTAATAATATTCCAAGAACTATTGTTAAGCAATGGGTAGGCTCTACGCTTATAGGTATATGGAGTAAAGAAGTTTTACAATTCTTTCCTAAAAATACAATACCAGGATTCAGCGGCGCCATTGGGCCAGGGTTTAATGCTAGTTCGCTCAGCGGATTAAAATTTAATGTTACTGCTGTAAGAGCTAATAATCTTATAGATGACGTAGGTAATGTTATCAGTCCTAACTTTTTTATGAGGACTAATCAGTCTACAGGTACTACAGGTACTGTACAGATAACAAATACGTTACCTTTAATTGTAGGTCCGTTTGGAAATAACGAAGTTATAGCAGACGGAGTTAATTTCCAAATAAAATCTAACATCACTAATCAAAATTTTAGAGTTAGTGTAAAACAGCCTAGTGGATTAGTTGATGCTATTACAATTAATGCTGCTTCTAGTACTTTAGGTATATTTCAAAGCACACCGGCTTATACTCTTGATGTAGGCGGTGATGTAAGAATAACTGGAAATTTACTAGTAGAGGGAGCAACAACTACAATAGATAGCAGCAATTTATCTATAGAAGATCATATTATTGAATTAGCTAAAGCATCTGACAGTACACCGTCAGATAGCTATGCTGATCAAGGTGGTATAGTTTTAAAAGGAACTACTGATCACAGTATTACGTGGAGCAGTGCTACAAGTGCGTGGAGAAGTTCTGAGCATTGGGATTTATCTTCTGGTAGAGAATATAGAATTAATGGTGTAAAAGTTATCGATGGTACATCTCTTGGTGCTAGTATTACATCAGCACCTGGTATTACTACATTAAGTGGTTTAACTTTTTTAACTGTCGATGATATAAACTTAAATGGTAATACAATTAGTACATTAGCTAGTAGTGCGCAGGATTTAGTTTTAAGTCCGGACGGAGCAGCTAATGTAAGTGTCTCTAGTTCCAGAATTACTAATTTATCTAATCCAGTAAGTCCTAATGATGCTGTGAATCTAACTACTTTAGAAACTCAAGTACAAACTAAGCCGTTAGCCTTAAGCATGGATTGTACTGGGTTATCAGACGGAGATATAGCGTTAGTATTAGATGAAATAGCACCTTATCCTGATTTTGGAGAGGGAACAGTAGCCAGGGTACATTGTACATATCAAGTAATTACGTATCCTAGTGTGAGTTTTACATCGACTACATATCCAGTTACTTCAGGGGATTTTATAAAGCATTATATTGCCGTTGATAATACAGCAAATGTAGGAGCGAAGCCAAATGAACCTGTGCTTCAGGATTTTGACACTAACCCTACGATTGATTTAGGAAATGCCACTGTTCAAACAACACGAGTTACGAAGCAATTTCAAATTTCTTCAGGAGTTTGGGTATGGCAATCTAATATAAGTGGACCAGTAACAACGCCGTAAAACAAATAAATATATAGGATTAAGGGGTAATTAAATGCCATATAGCATTGATAGATTTAATGGTACAACATTAACAGTTATTGAAGATGGTACAATCGATACCACAACCGATATTAAGCTTATCGGCAAGAACTATGCCGGATATGGGGAAGTTCAGAATGAAAATTTTCTACATCTTTTAGAAAGTTTTTCAGGAACTACTGCTCCTCCTAGACCAATTAGCGGTCAAATATGGTTTGACAGCGGCACTAAAAAATTAAAATTTTATGATTCTACTAGATGGCGTACTAGTGGAGGAGCTGAAGTATCTGCCTCTGCTCCAGCAGGATTAACTACTGGGGATTTTTGGTGGGATAGTGCCAATGATCAGCTGTATGCTAATAAGAATGGAACAGAATTTATTTTAATTGGTCCACAAGGTGTAGCAGGATTCGCCTTCACTGGGATGAAATCCAGAGGTTTAAGAGATTTAGGTAATGTATCTCATGGTGTTATAGAGGGTATCGCAGACGGAGATGTTGTTTTTATAGTTAATGCTGATGATGAGTTCGTATTAGACACTAGTTTTGACGCACATCATGTTGAACTAGCAGCATTAGGATTTAATAAAATTAAAAAAGGTATTACTATGGCGAATACCGGTGATTCCGGTATTACTAGTTCTGACCATAGATTTTGGGGAACAGCCAGTAATGCTTTAAAATTAAACGGAGAATCTGCTACAGAATATGTGAAAGCTTCGACAGCACAATTTACTGCTGTGGCTAAATTTGTAGATGCTGGATTAAATGTTGGAGCAAGTGACGATTTAAGTATCTTAATAGATGTTGACGGTGTTACCCCAATTCTAAAAAATAATCTTTCTGATACAATTAAATTTCAGACTCAAAGTTCTGGTATCAAAACACCTTTGACTTTGGTTGGAAATAATGTATTGCCAGGAAGCGATAGCGTATCAAATATTGGTTCAAGCGCATTAAAGTATAACACCGTATTTGCTGTCACTTTCAATGGTACAGCAACACAATCTAATACTTTAAATGTTGGCGGAACATATAGATCGGCTTCTATAGCAGCTGGACCAAATACAGTAGCAGCTAGAGATTCTTCAGGCAATTTAACAGCCATCTTATTTCAAGGAACTGCTACAAGTGCTTATTTCGCCGACTTAGCAGAAAACTATCTAGCTGATAAAGAGTACGAAGTAGGAACAGTTGTAGTTATTGGCGGTGAAAAAGAAGTCACTGCTTGTAATGTAGGTCAATTAGCCATAGGAGTGGTTAGTGCCAATCCAGCATATTTGATGAATTCTGGATTAGAAGGCGGTACAGCTATTGCTTTAAAGGGTCGAGTTCCAGTAAAAGTTTCAGGTTCAGTAATTAAAGGGCAAAAATTAGTAGCAGGCCCGGACGGAACAGCTCAAGCTGCATATAGCAATAATAGTGATGTGTTTGCTGTGGCCTTAGAAACTAATTCAGATGTCGACACTAAAGTAGTTGAGTGTTTAGTACTTTAATGGAATAATAATATGTCAGTAAGTGTAACCGCTTCGATTTACAATAATTTGCGTGATAGAGTGAATCTAGTTATGGGTAAAGGATCTACCGGTTACGGCCAAGATTTATTAAGCACTGCTGTTCAGTCTGGTCAAACATTTACAAACACAATGTGGAATAATCTTAGAACTGACATGCTAAAAGCTAGACAACATCAAACCGGAGTCAGCGAAGCAGCTAATCTTACTCAAGTTACTACAACAACACCAATTACTTCGTCATTAATTACTCAATATGATAATTTTTGTACATTAATAACAACAAATCAACGAGTTTGTGCTAGTAATCAAGCTACAATAGAAACTATGTCTGTAGCTACTAGATCCTTAGCTTGGAACGGAGTAATTGCCCATAGTATTACCTTAGCGTTTGCTAATTCTCTGAGAGCTAGATATTTTTTCAACGCTGGCGGACAAATAAGATTCACAGCATCAAGAACAGGTGCGGCATCTAGTAGTAAAGACACTGATTGGACTAACTTATTAAGTAGTATGGGAACAATCAGAATGGATTATAATTCTACAAATTTTTTAGCTGGCGGCAGCGGAACAGGTAGTACAAAAGGTTTTTATAATTTAACTACTACACCACAGCAGGTATATTTTAAAGGTTCTAGTGTATATGCCTATACAGAAAACGACTATAACATTCAAGCTAGTGTAAATAATGCTACTGATCCGATTAATGTTATCCTACGAATAGAATTTAGAGATGATGATCTTGGTAATAGACCATATCCTGCTCCTCCCCCACCTTTTGGTCCTAAAGTAGATGAGACAGTAACAGGAACTTTAAACAGCACAGTAACAATTTTTAGACCTTCAGGAGCAAATGTATCTGTTACAGCACCTGTATTACAAGGTACAGGCACTAACAATATTGTATAGGAATTTATATGACAATAGCTGTTAGTAGTAAAATACAGGCAAATGATTATAACATAGTTTATAATAAAATGAACGCTGTTATGGGACAAAACACAGACGGGTACGGGCAAGCCGACTTGTCAAGTTCAGCACAAAGTGTTAACGCAGATATTTCAGTAGCAGTTTGGAATAATCTAAGATCTGATTTAATTAGAGCAAGATATCATCAGACCGGTGTTGATCCATCCGGCAGTTTAGATACTATATCATCAGCAGCAAAGATAACTTATGCTGTATGGAATCAAGCGAACCTTTTAGCGGATACAATTACAACAAATAAAAGAACCGTAGCAAGTAATCAAGGTACAGTAGAAGCACCAGCAGGAGGAACATCTACTAGATCCACAAACTGGAGTGTAAGCTTAGTACATTCTGTAACTATTGACTTCAGTAATGCTAATAATGCTAGATATTTCTTTAACGCAGGCGGTGAAATAAGAATTAGAGCTTATAGATCTGGAACAGCAGCTCATACAAAAGACACTGCCTGGAGTAATATGTTAGGAAATAATTCTACCTTGAACGGGCAGGGTACTATGTACATGAATCATACACTTACAGATACACTAGCAGGAACTTTTGATACATCACCGTCAGACCAAAGGGGAACAGGAAGTGCTATTGGATTTTACGATCTGACTACTACTAATCAACAAATTTATATAAAAAATGGTCCTTCAGGTAATTACGCGGAAAACTATTACCAAATTCAGGCAAGAGTAAACGCTTCCCCTAATCCTACTCAAGTTCTTTTAACTATTAACTTTGTTGACGCTGATATCGGCGACGACACCACGCCATTTGATCCTTATCCTAATAGAGTTGATGAATCAGTTACAGGTACAACAGCCAGTTTGGTTACAATTTTTAGACCATCTGGTTCTAATGTATCTGTTACCGGTCCAACAGTTTCTAGTACTTTCACAGGTTCATAATTCAAACTTATCACACGAAACTCGCATAATTATAGTATAAGATTATAATTGTGGAGTAATTGTGGATCAAAATATTGAAAAAGCTTTCGAAATTAGTAATTTGATGGTTACTATTGCTAATCAAAAGCGAGTGCTTAAAGAAGAATATGATCAAAATTTAATGTATTTTGAATCAGGAGGAATTTTTAAGGCAAATAATGAAACTATCGTCTATGTAAAAACGTTAAAAGAATTAACCAAAGAAAAGCAGTTGGTTGTATTAGATATTAATCAAACACCTATATTAATTTTGGATATAGAAAAATTTCTAGAGTCTTTGCTAGATAAGCATTTTCAGGCAAATAATGCTTATTATTCTAAATTTGAAAAACTTAAAACTAATAGGAATATTAAAAATATTTTAGATTTATGACTAAAGGCATATTATTATTCGCCATGAATTCAAAAATGGATTATGTTAAGTTAGCTGTAAAGTTAACTGAACGTCTAAAATATTATTATAATCTTCCTGTTACTATCATTACCGACAGTGAAGAATATCTGAATGAGAATTATAAAACTAGTTTAGATTTGTTTGATAAAATTGTAAAAAGCAAAGATGAAACGTTACAGACAAAAAAATTTAGTGATGGTCATAATTTTTCTGAAAGGTATGTATGGAAGAATTCAAACAGAGCTACTGCTTATGATTTAAGTCCTTATGACCAAACTTTAGTTTTAGATGTAGATTACGTAGTAAATTCGGATTTTTTGCTTCATGTTTTTGATACTAATCATGATTTTTTATGTTTTAAGGATTCATTTGATTTAGCAGGCTGGAGAAATATTTCTGAATTTACTCAGATTAATCAGTATTCTATTCCTTTTTATTGGGCTACAGTGTTTTATTTTACTAAGAGTAAGTCTAATTTAGTATTTTTTAATCTAGTTGATCATATTAGAAATAATTGGGATTATTATAGATTGATTTATCAGATAGGAGATACAAAATTTAGAAATGATTACGCTTTTAGTATAGCTATTCATATTCTAAATGGAACTGATATAAACTTGTTTGATGGAAAGATTGTAGGAAAAATGTATTATACACTTGATAAAGACATTTTGTTAAAAATTAAAGAAAATTCTTTATCATTTTTAGTTGAAAAGGAAAATTGTCTAGGGGAATTTACTGGAGTAAAAATTGATAATTTAGATGTACATGTTATGAATAAATTTAGTTTATTAAGGGCGTATGATGAGTAATCGCGGACATTTATTTTTTGCTCAGAATTCTGGAGTCGATTATGTTACTCAAGCTTATATAGCTGCGCTTACTATTAAGAAATTTAACAAATTTAATAAAACATGTTTAGTAACAAATGATGTTGTTCCGTTAAAATATTTAAAAGCTTTTGATAAAGTCGAAACGATTCCATGGACTGACGATGCTGCTAATAGTGATTGGAAAATTGAAAATCGATGGAAGCTTATACACATAAGTCCCTTTGACGAAACTATCGTGTATGATACAGACATGTTAGTTTTATCATCGACAGATCATTGGTGGAAGCATTTGGAAACTAAAAATGTGGCATTGACCAGTAAGGTGTTTAACTACAAAAATAATTTAATAAAAGATACTACATATCGAAAAACATTTATAGATAATGATTTGCCAAATGTTTATTTTGGATTACATTTTTTTAAAAAAACTAGACGTGCGTTTGAATTTTATAAATGGTTAGAGATAATAGTTAAAAACTGGAGACTTTTTTATAACGAACATACATTAAACAATACACAAAAATTTTGTAGTATGGATGTTTCGTCAGCTATAGCTACAAAAATTATGAATGCTGAGTACGAATTTGCCAGTGCTAATCCTTTAAATTTTATTCATATGAAACCTGCGTTACAAAATTGGTATCCTGTTCCTTCTTCTTGGCAATCTGCTGTGAATGTTCATCTTAATTCTAAATTAGAATTAAGGATTAACAATTGTTTACAGCATGGTGTTTTTCATTATACTGAAGATAATTTTTTAAATCAAAATATATTTCAAATCGTTGAGGAAAATTGTGGGATCTAAATTTTTTGTATATTATGATAACGATGGAAATATTACTTCTGTAACTAACGAAAAAAAAACAGAAGGTACTTATCTTGAAACAGACGAATCTGAAATAACAGATTTTCTTAACGGATCTAAAGATTTTACAAAATTTAAAATTTCTAGTCTTAGTTCCGGAACAAAACAAATTAAATTATCTACAGAACCAACAAATTTAGTATATAAAGATTTTTTTATTGTAGATAAAAGTAACGGAAAAGAACAAGTTACTATAACTCATAATCTTAAAACTAATAGTTGGGATATAATAGTAAACTCGAAGGAATTATTTAATTTTACCTTTTATATTTGTAAAAACGATAATCTAAATTTTTTAATTAGAAAGATTGATATACCTGCTAAAAAAGTATTTACTGTTTCTTTTATAGACAGTTTAGAATATAAAGTTAATGAAATTTTAGTTTTAGCAAATATATCGTATAAGTCATATGGATTAATTTATGTATAAAATAAAAGTTGCTGATTGTGATGTAATTTATTTAAGCTATGATGAACCAAATGCGGAACAAAATTATGCTGATCTTTTAACTAAAATCCCTTGGGCTAAAAGAGTTCATGGAGTCGATGGTAGTGATAGCGCACATAAAGCTTGTGCTAGATTAGCAGAAACTGAGCGAGTGGTTATTGTAGATGGTGATAATATTGTTAGACCTGATTTAATTAATCAAGAAATTGAATTCTATGATGATGCTAACACTAATTGTGTAATAAGTTGGGGAGCAAGAAATATTATTAATGGTTTAATTTACGGTAATGGCGGAGTTAAATGCTGGCCTACAGACTTAATATTAAACATGCGAACTCATGAAAACGCTGAATCAGATAATGCTAAAACACAAGTTGATTTTTGTTGGGACATTAATTATATACAAATGGACAGATGTATGAGTGACGTATATAATAATGGTAGCCCGCATCAAGCATGGCGAGCAGGATTTAGAGAAGGTGTAAAAATGAGTTTGTTAGAAGGATCTAAACCTACTAAGGACAGACCTTTTGATAGACAGGTACATTGGAAAAATTTACATAGACTACTTATATGGATGACTATAGGAGCGGATGTACCTAACGGATTTTATGCTATGCTAGGAGCAAGACAAGGATGTTATAAAACAAATTGTACAGACTGGGATTTTACAAATGTCAGAGATTTTAAGTATCTTAATAATCTGTATGAAGAAACTGTGTCTGACATTACTATAGAAACAGATATAACAAATTTAGGAATCGAAATAGAATCTCAATTAAAAATTCCGTGCCCTCATCCTTTCTTACCAAATCAAAGTATATTTTTTAAAACAGTATACATAAATCCTCCGAGAATGAAAAATAATTTGGTGGTATCCTGATGTATGATATTGTTTTCATAAGTTATAAAGAACCTAACGCTGAAAAGAATTGGGAGAACTTGTCGAAAAGATTTTATTGGGCAAAACGTATTCATAGAGTAAGGGGCATACATAATGCTCATATAGCAGCAGCTAGAAAATGTTTTACTAATATGTTTTGGGTAGTAGACGGCGATGCTGAAATTTTAGAAAGTTTTGACTTTAGTTATACCACAGATCAAACAAAATTTGTTCATGTTTGGAGAAGTCGTAATCCTGTAAACGATTTAGAATATGGATATGGTGGAGTAAAACTGTTGCCAAGATTAGCAACTATTAATATGGATACCAGTAAGCCTGATATGACTACCAGTATAAGTAAACATTTTAAACCAATGCCGGAAGTAAGTAATATCACTGCGTTTAATACAGATCCATATAGCACTTGGAGAAGTGCATTTAGAGAATGCTGTAAATTGTCAAGCAAAGTCATTGATAGACAGAAAACAGATGAAACAGAAGAAAGATTATTAGCTTGGAAAATCAAAGGTATAGACAGACCATTTGGACAATATGCATTAGATGGTGCTAGACATGGAGAAGAGTTTGGTAAATTTAATCAAGGTAATCTTACTGAACTAGCGAAAATAAATGATTTTGGGTGGTTGAAGCAATATTTTGAAAGGATGTATGATGGAAGAACTGGATAAGAGCACTATATCTTGGTTACATGGATTACAAGAATTTTTTAAATTTCAGGGAGACGAAACTAGTAGTAATTATACTGATTTCATCTTGAAATTATTATACGCAAATAATCCTATGATAAAATCTACAGATGAAGCAGATATAGTGGAGTTTGTAAGTCTGTTAAGAAAATTTACTCATAATAACATTTTTACTGTATTCCACAAGTATTATAGAGAAGATCATAATGCAAAACATTTACAAGATGCTTTTAGTAGAGGGCAAGTACAAAGTAAAATCTGGCTAGCAGAAGAATTAGGAAAGATAAAAAAAGAACATAAAAAAGTTCTTTTGTTAGCAGGATGGTATGGACAATTATTACAGTACTTTAGAGATTTAAAGTTTGGAAAAGTGCGTATAGTAGATATGGACAAAGTTGCCTGTCTTATTAGTGACGATATTTTTAATTTACATTTTATAGAAGATTATAGAGTAAAAGCTATCTGTGCTGATATAAACAATTTAGTGTTACATAAAGCCGGATATGTTCTAAATGTTGAAAATTTTAAAAACATAGAAGCAAAGCATTTTAGTGAAACATTTATGCCTGATTTAATCATTAATACTTCAGCTGAACACATGGACCAAAAATGGTACGATGATATAAGATTTAAGAATTTTGAAACTAACCCTTTAGTTGTGATACAAAGTAATAATTTGTTTGATGTAGAGGAGCATGTTAATTGCGTTCATAGCATAGATCACATGAAGAAAAAATATCCTATGGAAGAAATTTTATTTGAGGGAGAACTACAATTAAAAGGATATAAACGTGTAATGCTTATAGGATATCCATGATTGACTTAGATCAGTTTGATTTACGAACGTTACAAAAAGAATGTGCTAGAGCTGTAGCTACTATGGATGCTACAAATGATAACATTTATAAATTCAATCAAAAAGCTTATCATGATAGTCAAAACTGGTATAAAGCAGTAATTCAGTGGTACATTGATCAATACGGTGATTTGCCTAGTAAAGCAGGTCCAGGTATCGATATTAACTTTGTCATAGATAATTAATTTGGAAAACATTAATGTATAGATATAATGAAATACAAACAGTTCATCTAGAAATGACAGATAGCTGTAATGCTGCTTGTCCTATGTGTGCTAGAAACATTAACGGAGGAGAGGACAACCCTCAACTACCAGGAACAGAACTAAGTTTAGATGATTGTAAAAAGATTTTTAAACCAGAGTTTATTTCTCAATTAAAACGTATGTACATGTGCGGTAATTACGGAGACCCTATTGCGGCAAAAGATACTTTGGAAGTTTTTGAATATTTTAGAATTAACAATTCCAAAATGAATTTAAGTATGTACACAAATGGAAGTGCTAAAAAACCAGATTGGTGGACTAATTTAGCAAAAGTTTTAGGAAAAAATAGTTATGTAGTGTTTAGTATTGATGGGTTAGAGGACACTAATCATTTATACAGACAAAATACAGTTTGGTCAAAAATTATGGAAAATGCTCAAGCATTTATTCAAGCAGGTGGCAATGCTCGTTGGGATTTTATTGTTTTTGCTCATAATGAACATCAAGTTGAACAAGCAGAAGAACTAAGTAAAAAAATGGGTTTTGAGAAATTTCAGTATAAAAAAAGTGCTAGATTTTTCAGTAATGTTAGCGGCACAACAAAAGAGTTACATCAAGCCGCTAATCGTAAAGGTATTACTACAACATTACTTCAGTCTCCTCGTAATTCAAAATATAGAAATAGCAGTTTACAAGAACTTAGTAAAATTGCTAGTGAAAATATTCACGAGGTTAAATTTATACCAAGTACAGTAAAAGATGCTGAAAAAATATTAGGAAGACAAACTTTTACTTTTGACGCTAGTAAGAAAAAAGAAATGGAAAAGTATTGGGACTCAGTCGAAATAAAGTGTAAGGTCAGTGAAGAAAAGTCTGTATATATAAGCGCCGAAGGAATAGTACAGCCCTGTTGTTGGACAGCAGGACAAATGTATGTTTGGTACTGGAAACCGTTAGGTGGACAAATTTGGCAAGCAATTAATGAAGTAGGTAAAGACAGTTTAAATGCTAAATTACACAACTTGGAAGATATAATCGAAGGAAAATACTTTACAGAAGTTATACCAAATAGGTGGGAGTTGCCTAGTTGTGCCGATGGTAAATTAGCTGTCTGTGCTAAAACGTGCGGAGCTAAATATGATGCTTTTAGTGATCAATTTAAATGAATATAGATAGTATTAAAAAAGTAGAATTAGAAATTACTAGTAATTGTAATGCTGCCTGTCCAGGATGTGCTCGAACACAGAATCCAGACATTTTAGAAATTAACAGTTTTGGACTAGAGGATTTAAAAAGAATTTTTCCTACTCAGAAATATATTCAGGGAAAAGAGTTTAAATTTTGTGGTGTATTAGGTGATCCAATAGCAAACAAAGAATGTTACGAGATGATAGAATATCTCGTGAGTAATAAAGGATATTGTCAGATTAGTACAAATGGAGGACTTTTATCGACTAGTTGGTGGAGTAGATTAGGAAAATTAAGTAAAGACACTAATTTAGTCGATGTAAGTTTTTGCGTAGATGGACATAAAGAGACGAATCATATATATCGTGTTAACACTTTATTTCACGTAATTGAAAAAAACATGACAGCTTATTCTCAAGCCCAAGGTTCAGCATCTTGGATTTATATTGTATTTGATCATAATGAACATGAGATGTCTGCAGCTAAACAACATGCTGAGAGATTAGGATTTAAATTTGCTACAAGAACAGGTATGAGAAACAGCTATCATAATTGGATAGCAGAAATTAGAAAAAAAGATAAAAGTAAAGAACAAGTAGTGATTACTACTACTGGAACTAAGGAACATAGTAAAAAAGATTTAGTAAAAGACTTAGATAAGTTTATTTCAACATATAATAAAGGAATGTTTATGATTCCTATAGTTGATAAACAACAACAGATTTTAGATTCAATTACTTGTAAGTTAGTTCATGAAGGAGAAATTTTTATAGCCAGCAATCAAACAATGTGGCCTTGCTGTTTTTTATGGGATAGTATGTTTAAAAATAAAGAAAGTATTGTAGAAAAATTAAGTGAGTATTCAGAAGGATGGAACAGTTTAAAATGTCATTCTATTGATGAGGTCTTAGAACACCCATGGTTTGACCGTATACTTTCTGAAAGTTGGAATCCGGCTCATGCTAAACATCTAGTTAGATGTATTAGAACCTGCGCCTATAATAAAGCATATCAAAACGAAATTAATTATGTCAATTAAAAATTTACCAAGTAAAACTTTTTGTATTCTTCCGTGGGTACATTTAAGCACACGACCGGATGGCAGTATGCGTGTGTGTTGTACCGCCAATGCTAGTAGTGTTGGTCCAACAAATGATAAGTTACATGGAGGTATGGTTGGTGTTCTTAAAACAGATGAGGGCAAACCAAATAATTTAAACGTAAGTGACTTTTTAAGTAGCTGGAATAGTACTTACATGAAAAATGTAAGATTAAAAATGTTAGCCGGAGAAGAACCTCCTAGTTGTACAAAATGTTATAGAGAGGAAGAAGCAGGGCATAACAGTAAACGTATGTGGGAAACTGAATACTGGCGACAACGTGTCGATCTCGAACAACTTTTATCCAACACAGATGAAGACGGAAGTGTACCTCCGCAACTTAGTTATATTGATTTGCGATTCGGAACTAAATGTCAACTAGCTTGTGTTATGTGTAGTCCGCATGATAGTTCGGGGTGGATCAAAGATTGGCAAGCTATATATCCGCAAATTCAAAACAAAAGTTTAAAAGAAACAGCACAGTGGTCTAACAAAGGCAGTATTAATGGTAGTAGTTATAATTGGCACAAAAATAATCCGACTTTTTGGAAACAATTTAATGAACAAATTCCTAATATGCAACAATTGTATTTTGCGGGCGGAGAGAGTTTAATAATAGAGGAACATTATGAAATTCTGGAAGAAGCTATTAGACAAGGCCACGCTAAAAATTTAGAGTTACGATATAATAGTAACGGTGTAGAGTGGAGGGACGATTTATTCAAATTATGGAAAGAATTTAAGTTAGTTCGTTTTCATTATAGTGTAGATAGTATAGGAGAAATGAATAGTTATATTAGATATCCTAGTGAATGGGAACGTACTCATGAAGTCTTTCATATATTAGATAAAGCAACTTCTCCTAATGTAGAGGTTACTATCGCTTGTGCTGTTCAGGCTCTTAATGTTTATTATTTGCCCGATTTCTTAAAATGGAAGCTTAGTCAAAATTTTAAGAAAGTCAATATGTGGCCTTTAGGAGCAGGAGGAATTAATTATCATTTTGTATATCATCCTCCACACTTAAATGTTAAAGTTTTACCTAAATGGTTTAAAGAAAAATGTAGACAAAAATATGAAGAATTTTATCCATGGTGGGAAGCTAATTGGCAAAAAGGAGTTCCAGAAGCTAAAAAGCATTACGTAACATATGAGATGTGGAGAAACGCTAGTTATGGATTGGATAGATTAGAAGGTATGTTACAATTTATGGAAAGTGAGGACTGGAGTGTTAGATTGCCCGAACTAAAAGAATATATTGATTTAATTGATAATCAACGAGGACTAGATTTTTATAATACTTTTCCTGAAATGAAGGATATTTTTAATGGCTAAGAAGATTGCTTGTTGGTACACGTTAGGTGGCCTTAATTACAAAAATGGATTCGCTACATCATGTCCACAACAAAGTGATAAACTCCATATTATGGAAGGTACACAAGTAATTAAACCCTCTGAAATAATCAACTCAGAGGGATTTAGAAAACATAGATTAGATATGATGTCCGGTAAATGGAGTCCAGGATGCCATCTTTGTAAAAATGTAGAAGACGCAAATGCTGGACACAGTATGCGTATGGATTATCCAGCCGACGAAACATATTTCGATGATTTATCAGGCATGATAGATTTTAAGGGTCTTAACCATGTGGAATTTAGATTCAGTAATGCTTGTAATATGGCATGTTTACATTGTAGCGAAGTATTCAGTAGCGGGTGGATGGCAAAATTAAAACACTACGAACCTGATAAAGATGATTGGAATCATAGACTTATTCAACTTACAAAAACTATGCATAGAGCAGGATTTAATGATACTCTCAGTATAGATATGAGTATTGAAGATATGCATAGTATCGTGGATGATTTAAATGAAAATTTTCCTAATCTTCAGAAAGTTGATTTTACCGGCGGCGAAGTTCTTTATCAAAAACAATTTATTCCTTGTTTAAAAGCACTAGCCAAGCATCCTCATGCTGATAAATTACATATTAGTTTTCATACTAATTTTAACGCTAAATTTGATCCAGAAGAATTATCAAAATCGTTAGAGCCATTTAGATATGTTACGATTATGATGAGTATTGATGCTGGAACAAATATATACAGTTACTTTAGAACAGGCGACTGGGATGTTTTGAAAGATAATATAAGAAGATTTAAATTGGCTAATACATTAAAAAATGTAGATTTAAATGTTGTGTGTACAACAAGTGTGTATCAGATGATGGATTTAGAAAATATTTTTGCCAGCTTCTTAAGTTTGGATATTGACTGGATAGATAGTTCCATTGTTTATACACCTGACTACTTAAATCCAGCTATATTAATGTTTGATTATAAAGATTATGTCCTTCAAGATATTAAAAAAACTTACGAATTAATTGACAGAGTAAAACAAGAACGTTTAGATAATTTTGAAGAAAGTCAAAAAATGAGGACTTGGCGCAAGGGAAAACAGATTTTTCAAGACATCGAGAGTGCTTATAGAGCATTAAAAGGAATTGAAGATTATGTGATTAATCATAAACCTTTATATAAGCATTGGGAAGCCTTTTTGGTGTATGTAAGAAAAACAGATGAACTATGGCAACAAAATTTTAACGATCATTATGTTAATTATAAATTTTATGATTATAAAATCCTAAGAAAGGAAATGCTATGAAATTTAAGGATAACAATCTTATATATGAGCAATTAGAGTCAGACAGTGGTATAGAACTTTTTAGGTTTAATGGGTTGGATATTCCTTTTAATCCTAGTTGGAGAAAAATAGGAATTAATCTAAGTGGAGGAGCAGACAGCAGTTGTCTTTTAACTTTACTTTGTAATATCATAACCAGAAATAGATTAAGATGTGTAATTCATGTGATAAGTCACGTAAGATGTTACAACACTAGACCTTGGCAGGGTCCTATAGCATTAGATGTTTATGAAAAATTTGTTAAAGATTATTATCCTAGTATACATTTTGTTAGACATACAAATTTTATTCCTCCAGAATTAGAATGGGGAGTACTAGGCCCAATTACTCAGGATGAAGACGGTAGACCCCGTAGTGGCGATCAAATATGTGTAGGTAGTTTTAACAATTATATTATACATAAAGAAAAATTAGATGTAGTGTATAATGCTACTAGTGCTAATCCAGAAGGCAGTAGTTGGGTAGGCGGAATGAAAAATAGAGAAAAACCAGCTAGTGAAGGAATTTTAAAGGATTTAATAATTCAAAAAGAAGGATACACTATTTGTCATCCTTTTAGATTTGTGGATAAATCTTATATTTTAGCACAATATCATCTTTTTGAAAAACTTGATTTGTATAATATCACACGTAGTTGTGAAGGTGATATTAATGATCCTAAAATTAAAGAAGTAGTTTCTAGTCTACAAGAATATGATCCAGTTGAGCACACGGTTGATATATTGCCAAAATGTGGTCACTGTTGGTGGTGTAAAGAAAGAGAGTGGGCAGAAAGTGTTGTTGAAAATATAGTTAATGAGTTAAGAAATGTCTGATACCTTCTGTCCTATTCCTTGGATATTTCAAGCAGTAAGAGCCAATGGCGATATACGTGTTTGCTGTCAAGCTAACGTGACTAAAAATCAGGGCGTAATTAGAAAAGTCGATGGTGCGGCATATAATGCTGGTCGGGATGTGTTAGAAGAGAGTAGAAATGCTGAAATAATGAAATCAATTCGTCTTAATATGTTAAATGGCATATGGAGTGACGAATGTGGACGTTGTAAACAAGAAGAAGCGAATGGTCTTGTTAGTCGTAGAACTTATGAAAATCAACAGTGGAAATTTACCATAGACGAAGCAAGATCTAAAACTTCTGAGGATGGGTCGATTTCTGATGTACCTGTGATTTATTATGATTTAAGATTTGGTAATTTTTGTAATTTGAAGTGCCGTATGTGCGGTCCTACCGATAGTAGCGCATGGTATGATGATTGGATTAATTTAACCGGATCTAATAAATTTAAAGACACTTCGGGTGAAGTAACTATATTTAAAAATGATAAAGGTTATTACTCTACAGAATTTGACTGGCCTAATTACGAACCTTTTTGGCAACAGTTAGAATCAAATGCGCATAATATTCAACATGTTTATTTTGCCGGCGGAGAGCCTATGTTAATAGAACGTCATTATGATTTTTTGGAAAGATGTATTGAACAAGATGTTGCTAAAAATATTATAATCGAGTATAATACTAATATGAGCACCCTTCCTACTCGTGTAACCAAATTGTGGGAAAGTTTTAAACAAGTACGTATTGGTGCTAGTGTCGATGGAATGGGTAAAATTCAAGAGTATCAAAGATTTCCAGCTAAATGGGAGAAAACTTTAGATAACTTATATAAGGTCGACAATCTTCCTAGTAATATTATAGCGTGGTTAGCATTTACTGTAACCGCTTACAATGTCAATCATATGATTGATTTTATGAAGTGGAAATTGAAAGATAGTGGGTTTAAAAAAATTAACAGTACAAATAGGCGTCCTATAATCACTCATCATGTTGCTCATCATCCTAAACACTTAAATGTTAGGGTATTACCCGACACTTACAAAAAAGAAATCACAAATCAATATTATGATTTTTTAGGATGGATAAAAGTTAATATCCTGATATTATCTCCCAAGCTACTGATATCGTTAATGGTGTTATTAATTATATGAATAGCGAAAGTTATTATGATCAATATTGGAATGAGTTTGTAAAATATACAAAACAATTAGATAGCATTCGTCAAGAAAATATTTTTTCTGTAGAACCAAAATTTATGGATTTTATCGATGACTAAATTAGGTACTATAGGGTTTGATAATTATGATATCAATACTTTTCCATCAGATCATTATTTTGTAAAATTACAAAACTGGATAAACAACAATATTGAAAAAGGAAAATTTTTTAATTATTTTATAGCTAATGGACTTCCTATATATTTTGACAATAGACATTTATCTATAGGAATTAATTTCAGTGGAGGTACCGATAGTACATTACTTTTATATCTTCTAGCTAAATTTATTAAAACACTTAATTTAAAAACTAAAATCTTTCCTATATCTGTAATAAGATTTTATGATTTAGATAATTTTAGTGAAACAGCTAGACATGATATTCTTAATTATATACAGACTTGCTTTCCTGATATAGTACAACCTTCTATAGTAGGATTTTTACCCCCAGTATTTGAACAAATTTCTGTTAAAGATGTTCAACTATATGATGTAAATTCAGAACAAATTAAGTTTCTAATATCTGCGAATGCTACTGCCGATGTTGTATATTTTCATTATTTCACAGATTGGGCAAGCAAAAAATATAATCTAAGTGCTATATATGATGGAACAACTACTAATCCTGTAAACACTGATGAAATAGCAGGACCGCCAGCTTTTAGAAACGAAATTAAAAATTTAGATGAACATGTTCCTACAATATATAGATCTCCACATCTACCAAATTTTATTTCAGTTAGTCCATTTGAACGTATAGAAAAAAGTTGGATAATAGCACAGTATTACAATTTTAAAATTGTAGATCTTTTAAATATGACACAAAGTTGTTCTGTTGCTAAAGGCGGATGTAATAAATTAAAAGAGTGTTTTCATTGTTCAGAAAGAGCATGGGCGTTTAAAAATAAATTTTATTTTTTAGAAGATAGACAATTATGAGTTTTGACACAGTCGATTTATTAGATGGTAATGTTTTCCAAGTAACATGGGATTTAGGACGTAGATGTAATTATGATTGTAGTTATTGTCCAAGTCACAGGCACGATAATTTTAGTCCACATGCTAGTTTAGATACACTTAAAGGTAATGTAGATTTTTTATACAAGTATATAGACTTGTATATGAATCATAGATATTTTAAAGAAACTAGTATTAGTTTTACTGGAGGAGAACCTACAGTGAATCCTAATTTTATTCCATTTATTCAATATTTAAAAAATGAATATCAAGAAAAATATCAAACTAAATGGAGAGCTGGATTTGCATTAACAAGCAATGGAGCTATGAGTAGTAAAATGGCTGACGCCGTAATGGAACATCTGGATCATATAACAATTAGTTATCATACTGAAGCAGATGAAAAACTTAAGAAACAAGTTGTTGAAAGAATTGAGCAATTTAGTAAGTATGGGCCAAGCAGAAATTGCACTATAAGCATAAATGTTATGTTTCATGCCGGATACTTCGAAGAGTGTCAGGACCTGTGTGCTTATTTTGATAGCAAGGGTATTAAGTATGTTCCCCGTGTTATAGGTGAAGAGCCAGATAGTCGCAGTAATTTTGCGCATCAATATACTGAAAAGCAGCTTGTTTGGATGAAGGACTATTGGAAAACTAATACTGACAAGGTTAATAACCCTAGTTTAGAAGAAGTCAGACAGAATGTGGATTTTGGAACTAGTGCTGCTACTGAAGATAATTCCACACCGCAAAAAAAATTAGGATTAACTATAGGACGTCCTTGTTGCGGTAGTAGAACAATGTGTTTAAGTAATCAGGGAGAAAGTAAAAAAAGTAAATTTGTAGATTTAAGAGAATTTAAAGACTGGTATTGTAGTGTAAATTGGTTTTTTATGCACATAGAACAACAAACAGACAGTGTATTTCATCATCAAACTTGTCAAGCACAGTTCGGCCAAACTCGCGGCCCTATTGGTAAATTAAGCGAAAGTGACAAGATTTTAGAACAGTTAGAGTATAATTTAAAAAATAATACGATGCCCACTATAGTTTGTCCAAAACATACTTGTGGCTGCGGTCTTTGTGCTCCAAAAAGTAAATTCAAAGATAATTATTTTAAGGTAATTTCTAATCATTTTAATACCACCGTGCTTAAAAATATTGTATGATTATTGATTTTAATATAACCAATTATTGTAATGCTAAGTGTCCTACTTGTAAAAGATTTGATTCAGATAATTATTTACAGTTAGAAAAAAACCTTAGTCTTGTACATATGAATTTTGATAATTGGAAAACTATTATAGAAAGAAATTCGTCTTATTTTTTAAAGAAGATTTGTTACTTTTGCGGAGAGTTCGGCGACCCTTTAATGCACCCTAAAATAAAAGATTTTGTAGAAGTAGCATCTAAAATTTTTAAAGAAGTAAGCGTTTACACCAATGGCGGTTTACGCAGAACTGAATTTTTTGATTATCTTACAAATGAAGGCCCTAATGTTATTGTTAGATTTGGTATAGATGGTCTTACACAGGAAGTAAACAATAAGTATAGAATAAATGTAGATACTGAACTAGCATTTAAAAACATGTTATTATTATCGTCTGTAGGAAAAGCTCACTGGGATTACACAATATTTGAACATAATCTTTTTGAGTTAACTGATGTGATAACCATAGCTATTGATAACAACATACCCTTGTCATTGAGATTTAATTTACGACCAAATTATCACGGTATTAATAGAATACATGAAAAGGAAGTAAAGAGAGTAAAAAAAATAGTTAGACGATTTGAAAAAACTAATAAGATTATACATCTTGACGATTTTTGGATTAATAATTTATGAAAGTACGATGTTCCTCTTATGATTACAACAAGAATAAATGGGCCGAATTTGATGTGTCAGTGAATCTTAAAGTTTACCCATGCTGTTTTTATCATGGATATTACGAATTGAATCCATGGGATGATAAAAGATTTAAAAACTTGCCTGAGGATTGGAATGATTTAAAAGTTCATGATTTTGAAACAATAAAAAGAACTATGTTAACTATATTAAATTTAGATAACTTTAATAATGGTAAGGCTCCTAAGAAATGTCAAAGTGCTTGTGGTATTGGGATAGAAGAAAAAACAATGCCTGGTAGGGATGTAGTTAAATTAGTAAGAATGGATAAGATTGATAGAAATGAAAATTTTGATAACAGGAAATAAGAACTCTGGGTTAGCAGCAGAATTGTACAAATTTTATCCAGATGCATTTTTTGCCAGTAGATATACTGGGTTTGATTTGACCTTGCAATCAGCGCAAAATAAATTAGCAGAAATGATTACTGAGTATGATGTCTTTATTAATTCTAGTGCTTTATGGAAATTTAATCAAACTGTATTATTAGATTCTATATATAAAGCTTGTGTTAATGCTAATCACTCGATTCATATTATAAATGTTGGTAGTACTACAGATAGAGTTAAAAACGGTAAGCCTTGGTTATATAATGCTGAGAAGAAGGCACTAAGAGATTATTCAAACACTTTAGGAATAGCAGGTGTATGGGATAAAGGCCCTAAAGTAAGTTATGTAAGTTTTGGTACTTTGAGTAATAATCAATTAAAACATCCTTCTAGACGTACAATGAATATCAAAGCAGCAGCAGAATATATTCAATGGGTTTTATCACAACCTAGACATATTAATATTAATGAACTTAGTATAGATCCTATGCAAGATGAAGGGTGGTATAATGAATAAAGAAGATGTGTTGTGTCCTTTGCCTTGGTATCACATAGCTATTAGACCTAATGGCAGAGTATATCCTTGTTGTTATTTTAGACATGAAAGTACTCCTGAAGAATTTAATCTAAAAACTGATGATGTATTAAATCATCCTTTTTTACAAGGAATAAGAAGCGACATAGCAGAAGGAAAACCAGTTGATGGATGTGTTCAGTGTTATCAAAACGAAAAGAATTCAGGTAAAAGTATGCGTTTGGACATGCTTCAAGGTATGTACAATAAATTAGGCAAATCATTTGAGATTCCTGAAAAATCAGAATTAGTTCATATTGATTTAGCTTTAAGTAATGTTTGTAATAACAGATGTAGAATGTGCGGTCCTGATTTAAGCACTAATTGGTATCCTGATGCTAAAGAATTAGGAATTCCTATAAATCGAGGTATAATAGAAAATGTAGATCCTCTATCAAAAATAGATGTGACTAAGCTGGAGTTCTTGAAACTTATCGGCGGCGAGCCTATGCTAGAACAAGAAAAATTTATTTCTATTTTAAATCGATGTCATTTGCCGCAACTATCAATTTTCGTTGCTACAAATGTAACTACGAGACCTAATGTTGAATTAATGAAATTATTTAGAAGATGTAAGCAGGTAAAAATTTCCTGTAGTATTGATGCTTACGGAAATTTAAATAATTTTTTACGTAAGGGAAGTAATTGGACCGAAGTAGATAAAAATTTACGGTGGTATTCTAATAATTTTGAAGTTGTGATGGTCCATTCTGTTATTAGCATTTATAACATAAATCATATAGAAAAACTTCTAGAGCATGTAAAGGAAGAATATCCTAATGTTCATTTTCAATATGTTATGGTAGATGGTCCTAATTGGATTAGACCTTGTAATTTACCTGTCGATGTTAAAGACAAGATTATGCAGAGAATAAACAAACTAGAACATCAGGAAATAAAAGATTTTAGGGGTGTGGTATACGAACATATTACTATGCCAGGTAATTTTGCTAAGTTTAATGAAATGGATAGTAGACTAAATGCTGTTAGAAATGAGCATTGGAAAGATTATAACCCTGAACTGTACGAGATGCTAAAAGAATATTATGAGTAATTTAAAAACTAGTACTTATGATTTTACTGAAATACCTTATGAAGACATCATAAGGGTAGGCCAACGCACAATGTTATATAAAGACATCTTTACTGTAAGTTGGCTGCTAGGTAGATATTGTAATTATCGATGCAGTTATTGTTGGCCGTATGCTAGAAGTGATTCTAAGGATCATAGACCAACAGAGTTATGTCTCAAAACAATAGATGAAATAAAAAGACAAGCAAGAGAACGAAATTTTAATAGTTTTCATTTTAGTCTTAGCGGAGGAGAGCCAACATTTCATCCGGGATATATTGACATACTTAACCATCTTAATAACGATGTAAAAAATACAAATTATACCAGTGTACACATGACTAGTAACATGAGTAGACCAATGGTCTGGTTTGAAACTAAGTATTGTCCAGCAGTTAATAAATTTCATAGAGCAAGTATAACAGCTAGTTTACACACAGAACATGTTAATACTAAAGAAAAAATGCAAGAATTTGCTGACAAATTAATATTATGTCAAGCACATGATGTACAAGTTACTATTAATATGGTCATGGTGCCTGAGTGGTTTGATAGAGATTACGATAATGCTTTATTTTTTCATGAACAAGGAATTAATGTTACTTTAAAGCCTCAGAGTGATCCTACTGCGAGTTTTGTAGTGGATGGATATACACCTGAAATGCTGGAGAGATTACATAATGGAATGCCTCAACGAGCCTTTACTGAGAATAGAGCAAAGTTGTTCAATATAGTTAGGCGTCCTGAACCAAAATTTTACACCACACCAGATCCAATTTATAAAGATGAAAATTCTAGTATACCTCAGCATTTTCAAGTTGAATTTATAGATAAAGCACAAAAAGTTTGGTATATGGACCAAGCTGAAAGGTTTAATGCTTTTAATTTTAATAAATTTAAGGGATGGGAATGTTCAAGCGGGTATCGTAGCATTATTATAAGAGAACCAGATGGTAGTATAAAAAGAAGTTACAGTTGTTCTGATGTGCCATTAGGAAATATAGAAACAGGATTTAAATTATTTGATGGTCCTAAACCTTGTATAAGCCCTAGCTGTGTAAGTAGTGCTGATAGCAAAATACCTAAACGTGCCGCAGGAACTAAACTACCTTTATGGCCAGGAGATCAGACTTTTATTGAAAAATAGAAACAGGATCAGTTTTTAACGCTTGAATATAAAGTTTACCAGCATTTAACTGACTATAGTGGTCGTAATTGTACATAATTATTTCCTTCCATTCGTCATTAAGTTTATTTTTATCATTTAAAGATAAACTGTCTAACCATTTCATCTTATCTATAACTTGATTTAAATTTTTATATAAATTTTTATCAGCTTCAAAATTAAGATTTGGATATAGCTCAAATCCAAAATGTTTTAAAATTTTAATGTTATCTTTGCCCCCAAAATGTAAAAACGGCAAACCTTCTACGATCGCTTTAGCTGTTTTCTCTGTGAGCATAGTATGTTGATCCAAATCTTCTCTTTCATCTATTCTATGATCAAATGTTTCTAATACTACGTTATACCATATATCTTGGCATTTTTTTCGAGGAAGTATTAGATGCATTGGTTTACAATCATTTTCATATATTGGATCCTCTATCGGATCTAAGATTTTAATATTATCTAACACATTTATTAATTCTTCAGTTACCCAAGGAATTTCTTTGTAAATGGTTTTATAACATTTTATAAATTCTTTTTTTTGTGGAAGTAAAAGACTATATCTTCCTATTAGATTCAACGATTCTAAGTGTACTCTCATAAAAAATAACATACGATTTAATCGTTGAGTATAGGAATATGCTATCCATTGTGTTGTATTTTCTTGAAGCTTTTTTTCTTTGATAGAAAGGAATAAGTCATCTCTGTTTTCTACAATTTTAGGTAATAGTTTAGGACGAAGATCAAAGAATGCTGTAGGAAACATTACATTTTTTATTTTATCATTTTTTACATAATAATTATTAACTTGTGCTAGAGGTCTATACATGGGATGTACAACAATGAAATTTAAAGATTCCACACCTCTTTGAAATTTTTCAGATCCTGTAATGTCTAATCCTTTATTAAAGAATTTTGTAAATACCCCAGTGGCCCAGAAATCAAAGGGATGTGTTATTTCCATAGAACTATCGATTATAACAGGAATATTATGTTTTTTAAGAAAATTTATAACTTCGATATCTAGTGCTAATAAGTTCGAAAAATGAAATGATTGTAAAGAATGTACAGTGTTTATAAAATAGTATACTTCGAAATCTTCTGAAATTTTATCTATACCTATATTTGATATAAACTCTTTGACCTTTATGAATTTTATAGTCTTATATAAATCAGAATTTAACAGAGTTATTGTTTCGTCAAAATTTGGAACAACTATAAATTCTTTTCTATTAGTTGACATTAATGACTGATATAACTTTTCTGTTAAAGTTATAGGTCTATTATCTACAATATCTTCTACTAAAAAAATATACTGTTTCATCTTATATAAGATTGAAAAATTGGTTCTAAACTTAGATCTTTATATGTTTTATTACTGCCAGTATCTGGATTTACATCTGAAATATTTTCTAACAATAGTAATCCTTTAGCGGCTTCTTCAGGAGTCATATACATGTGATACCCGATACACTTGAGGCTATCGTTTTCGTATCTTATATTTTTATTTCGACCGTCGTATATCATAGGTCGAGCCCATTTAACAAAATCTTCATCATCGGTAAGAATAACACCCCCTCTTCCAATTTTAAGAGTTTTTCTGTGATGAAAACTTATACAAAAGTAACTACCTGGTATATACATGCTGCGAAAAAATCTAGTAGCAGCATCTATTATTCTTGTGTGACCTAGATAATAATATCCGCTCCATTCTATATTTTTGAATCTAATATAATTCCCTGAATGAATGATCTGCATAGGAGGACTAGCGTAAGTATGTTTAGGAATTTCTATAATTTGATTTTGTAATTCAAAGTATTTCATGCAGAGAAATAAACCATGACTACAACTGTCTACACATACAGCATATTTACTACCTCCATAATCGGCTAGACGTTCTTCAAACAGTGTTACAGCATCCCATGGATCGCTAATTATATAACCTTTATTTATGAGCTCGGTTATCATGTGCAGTATTTGTGTCTGTATTGTACCAATATAAACTTCGATGTGGAGGATCGTCTTCTAAGTATTGACTATTACTCACATAGTAAAATAGTCTAAGTGTATTTCTGCTTAAATGACTCGGACATTGTATAGGTGTAGGATATCCATGAAATCCTGTTTTATGGT